AGATATTGAAGGCAAGTTTGTCTTTGGTTCTCAAAGTAGTGCTGCTGCAGATAGATTTGGAGTTGCGGGTCATACACCAGGTTACTTAGAGTATTATTATGATGAAACTAATTTGGATGACCTGGAAACAGAACTTAAAAATATAGAAGATGGAATGGGTGAAGAGGGCAAATACTTGAAAGTCTATTATGATCTATATGGGTCAAATGATGATGTACAAATTACATTTGAGGAATACTTAAAAAAAGCAGATAAAAAGCCCCTAAACAAAGAACAATTATTAGAGTTCTTTGATTATAGAATTGGCAAAAAAATAGAAGAGTGTATAAAAGAACAAGGTGATTGTTCATTCACAGCAGAATTATAAAAAAATAAATAAAAAGATGGCACAAGTAAATTTAAATGTAACAGAATTAAAAGGGTTTGTAAATCACATTATTACAAACAATAGATTTTTACAAGCACAAGGTAAACAATCTGTATCAGTAGAAGTATTAGGAGAATCAGGAATTGGTAAAACATCTACCATTGTTGAGCTAGCTAAAGAAAACAACTTAAACTTTGTTAAGGTTAACCTTGCACAGATAGAAGAGTTGGGTGACTTAGTAGGATTTCCAGTACGTCAATTTCAAATGTATAAAGAAACAAGAGTTTCAGAACCAAAAATAGATGGTTTATCCTATACCGCAGCACAAAGATCAGCTGCATCATCAGACCTTGCTAAAATACAAGCACCAGTAACCAAAAAAGTTGGTTTATGGGTTGATGAACTTGCAGTTCAAGAATATCTTAAAACAGGATATAAAATGACAGGTAAGAACAGGATGTCTTATTGCCCACCGGAGTGGATTGCTGATAAAAAAGATGGTGGTATTTTATTACTAGATGACTGGAACCGTGCTTAAAAAATAAAGTAATTTTTACGGATTACTTGTTCCAATCATCTAAAAGTTGTATATTTATAGTATGGAAAACTTATATACAACAACAGGCTTAAATAAAAAATATAATCAGTCTGGAATCTATATGATTCAAATAGGAAATAGATATTACGTAGGTAGTTCAAACCATATTGGTAAAAGACTATCAACACATAAATCACGTTTGAAAAAAAACAAACATGAAAACGTTATAATGATTAATTGCTTTAATAAATATGGCCCTAAACAATGTCATTTTAAAGTACTTGAAATTTGTAATGAAGATATTCTTTTACAAAGAGAAAAATTTTATATAGATGTTCTGAAACCAGAATTAAATATAGAACTTGATCCAGTTAAACAAAATTCAGATTATAAATCTAAAACAGTATGCCAGTATACACTAAAAGGTGTGTATATACAAAAGTTTGAATCAGCTGCTAAAGCTGAAAGATTTCTTGGTAAATGTAATAGTAAAATATCTCAATGTTGTTTAGGTAAAAGAAAATCAACTTATGGTTATCTATGGTCTTATGATAAAATAGTAGACAAGCTGGTCTATGAAAACAACAGCTCTAAAGCAAAGGCAAAAAAAGTATCTCAATATAGTACAGCAGGTGAGTTTATTAAAACTTATAAATCCGTAGCTGAAGCTGTGAGAGCACTTAATAAACCTGAAAATGCAAGTACTAATATTAGTAGTGCAGCTTTAGGAAATACAAAACATGCATATAATTATGTATGGAAATATGAATAAATCATGTGTGGGCACGTAATTCTGTGAATTGCTGGAACACCCTTAAGCTAAATAAGCTACAACATAATCTGTAAAGATAAGTGTGAATGCTAAAAATTATTTAGATTGGGCAATCAGCAGCCAAGCATCCTGGAAACAGGTTGAAGGTTCAACGACTAGTATATGGAGTCTAAACAAGTAAAGTTGTAGATGGTAAAATACCAAGAGCGCAGAACACCTTAATAGGTGAAGATATAGTCTGGACTATAGGGAAACTTATAGAAAAATCAAGTTAAATGCTTGATTCATAACAAATTAGGACACAAGATTTATTCAAGCAGTTATGGAGTTAATAGATAGACAAACCTATATCTCTTGGGTATTACCAAAAGATTGGCATATCATATTAACAGCAAATCCAGACAATGGTGAATATATGGTAAACTCAGTGGATGCTGCACAAAAGACCAGATACGTTACAGCAAACCTTAAGTTTGATGTTAATGTATGGGCACAGTGGGCAGAAGAAGCAGGTATTGATTCAAGATGTATTAACTTTTTGTTGTTACACCCAGAGTTAGTTACACTAGAAACAAATGCAAGATCTATTACAACATTCTTTAATGCTATATCTAGCTTTGAGAACTTTGAATCAAATTTATCATTAATTCAAATGATTGGTGAAGGTTCTGTTGGAGATGCTTTTGCTTCTATGTTTACTACATTTATTAACAACAAACTGGACAAACTGGTAACACCAAAAGATTTATTGGGTCATGATAATGAATCATATATCTTAGGTGAGTTAAGAGGTTGTATTGGAAAAGATGATACATACCGCGCAGACATTGCTGCTACATTAGCAACAAGGTTAGCTAACTACTCAGTTGTTTACAGTAAAGAAAACACTGTAAACCAAAAAGTTACTGATAGATTAATTGCACTTTGTACTAAAGACTATTTTACTAATGATCTTAAGTATTTAATTGTACGTACAATCTTTAATGGTAACAAACAGAAGTTTAACCGCATGATGATGGACCCTAGCATTATCAAAATGACAATGAAATAAAATGGCAAGTAAATCAGTTTATCAATCATATGATACTGGTGCTTTGAATCATTTTGGATTAGATAGTGCCCCATATTATGGGGTGCTGTCATCCAATCTGGTAGAAGAAGTATTAGTCACTCAAGATGAAACAACATTCAAAAAAATACAAACTATATTAACAACTAGTACTGAAGATAGTACAACTTTTAAAACTAAAAAGAAAGCTTTTGTATTACCTAAGTGTAATGTTTCATTAGATAGAATTAAATCTGCTTTAAAAGAGCATGGTATAACTGTGACAAATGATTATGAATTATGTGATTTAGTTATTACTCATGATGATATCTATGAAAGATTTGAAAGTGGTGAAAACATTAAGTCAACTGTGTTAATGGCTAAGTTATGGAACTATCAAACTCTTGAGAATACAAATGGTTCACTATTAGCAGTAGATCACTATCATGGTGATGTAATATATGATGGTAATGTATCCGGTAAAGTAAGATATTATAATTGTACTACTGGTGAATCATTATATGATGAATGGATGATCACAGGTATGGCTGTAAATCTTGCACATAAAATTGATGGTGGTTTAGTTGGAACAATTGATGCAGATACTGTTATCTATGAATCAGCTAACAAACAACTTTTAGATGAAACATTATTGCAAGATTTGCAAAAATATATGTCATCTTATAATGCAGAAGATAGAGCTATAGCTGCTAAAGTAATTCCTACTATTGATTATTTACAAAACTATCATTTGTTATGGGAGTTTTCTCAAAAAGCAGAGCATCACATGTACAATTTTAATAGAGACAAAGATGTGCAGTATTGGTTACAACAATCAAACTTCAATAAATTCTCTAGAAAAAGTGCACATGATATGATTCTATGGTTAGAAAAAGAAGGAAAACTTAATTCAGTTAGTTTTAAATATTTAGAACCAACAGTAAGAAAAGAAATCCACATTAGTAACAGAGACTTGTATGTATTTAAAGTACAAGTAAAACCAGAATATTTAAAATACATAAAATAAAATGGAAAAAAAACATTATAAATTAGACATAACAGTTTCAGCTCAAGATTCAACTTGGGCTAATGGGAAAGAAAGACTAGGTGTTGGTTGTTTTAGTTTAAAAGAAGATGGTTATTACTTTGGTAGAGCTAAAAGTTGGTATCCCAATGATGAAGAAATTGCTTTACTCAATATAGTAACTTCAGATAAAACAGTTGATTTACAGGATAAAAAAATATATAGATATCCAAATCTAGAATTACCAAGACAAAAAGTTGATTTGCTTAAAACAAAATTTAATGTGAAAATCATTAGAGATGCTGAGTTAGCAGATATTCATATTGTCTCAGATAAATTAATTTTAAATTTGCTAACACTTGATTGGTCTAAAGCATTATCATATGCTCAGATGTTTGAAGTATTTAATACTTTAAAACAAAATGATCAGTTAACTGAATCAGGATTAAATAAATGTAAAGAGCTTTTATCTACAATTGAAAAAGATGCATATATACGCGTTAGTGTTTGTAAAGACTATAGATATACCTCTCCAGTTGGTGATACATTTAATGATAAACTTTCTGATTTTGATCGTGATGGTTCTAGAGATATGATTATCAGAGATGATAATATGGTTTTATACAATCAATTGCGTAATGCAACAGCATTAATTGTAAAAGATGTTGAGATAAATAAAATTATCTCAGAAGATTTAGCAGTAATAAGTGAAGATCAGTTTAACCAAGTATCTAAGATGATCACCAGTAGTGATAAAGACAATAGAACATTAGCTGTAGAAATGCTAGCAAACTGTAATGTTGAAGAATCTTTTGACATTGTTAGCTTTTTATTCTTTTGGTATTATGATTGGTTCAAAGACACTAATAACTGGAACAACATTAATGTAAAAACATTACGTAAAAGACTTGAGAAATTTTCTGGTAGTAAAGACAACAACCGTCAGTGGGCTTATGACCAATACATACAATTATTACAAGATGAAAATAAATTAACAGACTTTATTGTAAAAAAGACAATTAAAAAAATGTATGATTCTGTCATTCAAAATACTTTTGGCTGCAAAAACAATGTGTTTGCTTTAGATCTAGAATCTATTTACTTAGTGGATAAATACAAAAACTCAATAATAGAAAAAAAAGAATGTATAGAGATTTAATAAAAGAAGAAAAGTTTTACTCAAATGTAAACTTTAAGTTTAGTTATTCATCATTGAATAAACTATTGTTTTCACCATCCTTATTTTATAAGGATTATATTTTAGAAGACCGGGAGGTCAGAACAGATAAGCATTTGGTAGAAGGTAAGTTAATTCACTGTCTTTTATTTGAAGCAGATAAACTTAATGATAAATTTAACATCTTACCTGGTAAGCTTCCCGCAGATAGTAATATCAAAGTGTTGAATGCATTATATAATACTACAAGTAACCGTGAGTCAAGTTTATTAAGTCAAGACCCTGCATTTCAACAAGAAATATTACAGGTATTGATTGATCAAAACTTATATCAGTCACTTAAGTTAGATGATGCCAGGTTAGAAAAGATCCAAAATGCAGATAATGAGTCTTATTGGGACTATTTAAAAAACAGCAGTAAAGATGCGGTAGATGGAGATACATTAGCTAAATGTAAAGATCAAGCAGAGAATATCAGAAGTAACAAAGATGTTATGGCCTTGTTTGAAGATGTACAAACTGACTTTGAATTGGATCCTATTGAGACACATGCAGAGAAGTATTTAAAATCTGATTTATTAGGTAAACCTTTTGGCCTTCATGGTTACTTGGATTACTACAAAATTAATCACTCTACAAAAGAAGTCACAATTTGTGACCTTAAGACAACAGGTAAAACTATTTCAGACTTTAAAGAAACAATTGACTTTTATAATTATTGGTTGCAAGCAGCTATATATTGTAAATTAGTGTTTGCAAATTTGGCTGAAACTGAACAAGAATACAATATTTTGTTTAAATTTGTTGTAGTAGATAAGTACAATCAAGTATATGTTTTTGATGTAACAGATGAAACATTAAATGGTTGGGCTAGTGCATTAGAAGATGTAATTGAAAGAGCAGCTTATCATTATGGAGAAAAAAATTATTCATTACCCTATGATTTTCTTTTAGGAAACATTAAATTATAAGTATGAAGGGTGTCTACACTGATTATTTTCAAAAAAGCAAAGTATTTCTTTATCCTTTATTAAGGTTTAGATCAGGTTTATCATTTGTTCCCGTGCAGACTTATGTCTGCTGGGAGCATGTGATTGCTGTTGATGAAAATAAGTTTTTGTGTGAGTACAATGTAGGTACAACTGAACAGTTTGAATTGTTTTCTAATTCATACCTTAAAAAGCACCCGTTGTTTCATGAATATGTACAATTAGATGAAGACAGACACTTATTTATTTTTGATTTTACCAAATACAAGCATGATTTTAAAAGATTTATTAATGGAAAGTACTCTAAATTTAGTTTAGATACAAAAATTATAATCTTAGACTTCTTTGGCAATAAAGGTAATATATCAGAATATGTAAGTTTGTTCTTGTCTCCAAATTCAGCACATGAACTTTATGCAAAAGCTTTAGATGTTCCATTAAAACAAATTGAAGAAGTTTTTGAAGTTTGCAGTATCCCAGATTTAGAGAAAGAAACTCTTTACTTTAAAAAAAATGAACTATTTTGTAAAAAAATTAAAAATAGTTCTATATCTTTGAAAAATTAAAATTAACAATATGTCACAACCAATTGGGCAAAACATGATGCTGGTAACATCTAGTTTCAGAAATGCCAAATCTTTTACCATGATTCCTGTGAGCATTGACTCACCATATGTTGAAGCTATGTATGACCCTACGTCAGGCATTTTAGCTGTAATCAGTAAAGTAATGAAACAATCTTATCATATGGTTACAAAACTAGATGAAGATGGTCAACCAATGAGATTAAAAACTCCTAATCCTCAGACTGGTAAAACAGTTAAAGAAGAAAGAAGATTGGTTGATACTTTTTCTGAATTTTATCTTACTGAAAAAGAAGATATTGAAACATTCATTAATTTGTTTGGTATTAATGCTGCTTCTTTTGATTACAAAGCATATTTTGTAGAAATTAAGGAAACAAAAAAATCTAACATCATATTGCAAGCATAATTTAATTAATTATTAATTCAAGAAAGAAGATATATTAGCGTATGTCTTTTTTTTTGCTTAAAAAATAAAATATGAAGCACTGGGTAATGGATTATGAAACATTATCTAATTAAATTTGGTGTTTCATAATCTTTTATGTATATTGTAGTATGGATACAGAAAAAAGAAAAATACAAAAAGCAGAAGCTCAAAGAAATTGGTATAAAAAAAATAAAGAAAAAGCTAAAAAAGCAGCTTTAGAAAGATATTCTAAAAATAAAAATGAAATCAATGCCAAAAGAAAACAACAGCGTATTGATAATCCTGAAGAAGTTAGAGCTAAAGCCAAATCTTATTATAATCCAATTACAAATAAAGAGAATGGTTGGAAAAATGCAGGTATAAAAAATATGTCTTATGAGAAATATTTATTGATGCTTGATAAACAATCTAATCTTTGTGATATTTGTGGTAAACATCAAAATGAATTTAAAAGAAATTTTGATGTAGACCATAATCATGATACAGGAAAAGCAAGAGGTTTATTATGTACCCCTTGTAATTCAGGAATGGGTAAACTTAAAGATTCCGTTGAAATGTTGGAAAGAGCAATTAAATACTTAAAAAAACATGAATGAAAAAATGCAAATACCCAAAAAACACTGGGTTATGGACTACGAGACCCTTCAAAATTGTTTTACAGGTGTATTTGAAGATTATAAGACTATGGAAACAAAAGTCTTTGTTATTCATGACCTGCAAAATGATTTAGATAAGTTTGTAAGTTTTTTAAATACAAATATAGCCAACAAAGAATGGCACATATCTTATAATGGTTTAGCTTTTGATGCTCAGATAACACATTTTATATTAGATAATCATGATGATTGGTGGGATTTTACGGGTTGTGAAATTGCAAATATCATTTATAGATGTGCACAAAGAGCTATAGAGAAAAGCAATAAAAAGGAGTTTTCAGATTACCCTCAATGGAAAATGTCAATTGGTCAAATAGATATCTTTAAAATGCATCACTGGGACAACCCGGCAAAGCGTTCTAGTTTGAAATGGATCCAATATAGCATGGATTGGGATAACATTCTTGAAATGCCTATTCACCATGAATCAGCAATAACTACAAGAGAGGAGATTGATACAATATTGGAATACTGTATTAATGATGTAAGGTCAACTAAGGAAATATATAACAGATCAAAATCACAGATAGGATTAAGAAAAGAATTGACTAAAACATATGGTATTAATTTATTTAGTGCTTCTGAACCAAGAATTAGTAAAGAGTTGTTTGGCTATTATTTATCTGAAAAACTAAATATTCCTAAAAAAGAATTGAAAGATATGAGAACACATAGAGATATCATTAAAATTAAAGATATCATTCTACCTTATATCAAGTTTAGTTCTAGTGAGTTTAGTACTTTATTGCAAAGATTTAATGCATTAGAAATAAATGGAAAGAATCTTAAAGGCAGCTTCAAGTATAGTTTGAATTACAGAGATGTTAAAACTGACTTTGGTTTAGGTGGTGTACATGGTGCAAGAAAAAAAGGTGTTTATGAAAGCAATGAAGATATGATTATTATGTCTTCAGATGTTACCAGTTTTTATCCTAATCTTGCAATCAGAAATAGATGGTCTCCGGGACATTTTCCTGTTGATGAATTTTGTGATCAATATGAATGGTTCTTTGAAGAGCGTAAGAAGATCCCTAAGAGCAATCCAATGAATTATGTATACAAGATTATACTTAACTCTACTTTTGGTCTTAGCAATGATGAAAACAGCTTTTTTTATGATCCTGAGTTATGTATGAGGATTACAATCAATGGTCAATTGAGTTTGATGATGCTTTATGAGCAAATTATGGAAAGAATCCCAGGTGCAATAGCATTATTACATAATACAGATGGTGTTGAGACATTAATACCTAGAAAGTACTATGATGAGTATATGCTTATCTGTAAAGAGTGGGAAGAAACTACCAATTTATCTTTAGAACATGATCAATACCAAAAATTGGTATTAGGAGATGTAAACAATTACATTGGTATCAATGACTACAAAGAAGTTGACATTACTAAATGGAGAGCAATTAAACAATCAGATCCACATTATTTATTTAAAGTAGAAAATGATAAGTTTAGCTATGCTCCTGTGAAGTTAAAAGGTAGATTTGATTTTCACAATTTACAGCTACACAAAAACAAATCAAAGTTAGTTATACCTAAAGCAATCTATCAGTATTTTGTGCATAATGTTCTTCCTGAAGAATATTTAAATGAAAACAAAAATATACTTGATTATTGTATTGGTAGCAAATCAAATGGTGATTGGAAATGTGTGGCCAGATCAATCAAGCAGGGTGCTTTTGTAGAAGATGAACTTCAAAAAATCAATAGATATTATATATCTAAGACTGGAGTTAAAATTATAAAGGTTAACAGAGTTGATAAAAGAGAAATACAATTAGAAGCTGGTAAATGGATACAAGCAATCTTTAACAAAATGAAAATGGAACCTAAATGGGAATCATATAATATTGATAAAGGTTATTATATCCAGGCCATTGAAAATGAAATAAATAACATTCTAACTGTATCATCAAATCAATTGAGATTATTTTAAAATTATGACTAAAGCATTAGATAAAAAAATAGAAGATGTTATGACCAGCATATATACTGAATTGTATGCTGTGTCAGAACCATCTGTAAGTTGGAATTACTTAATTGAATCTGCTGAATTAAATGAGCTAGGTCAAAAGATTATTCCTTATAATGATTATTTAATTGATCAGGATGTATATGAAGAGATTGTCAAGAGACATCTAAAAGAATCTAAGTTACCTAAATGGCGTAAAGAAGCTGTGTCAAGAGGTATACTATTAGGTTGTAGTCCAAAATTTAAAAAACCCCAACAATGAAACAATTTACAATAATATATTTACCATATGGTAAAGAAGACAAAGAATGGATAAATGTTGAAGCCAACACTAAAGAAGAAGCTATGAATAACTTCAAAGGAGGTATAATAATTCAAATAAGATGATAATAGGAATAAATGGAAAAATAGGTTCTGGAAAGTTTGCATATTAAATGTATAATATATACTTTTGTAAAAAAATATTATGAAAGTATACATTTATACATTAGAACATCCTATAACTAAAGAAGTTAGATATATAGGCAAGACTAAAAATCCAAAAGAAAGATTTCACAATCATTGTAATAGATTACATAATCAATATTCTTATAAAAGAAATTGGATAAATAGTCTAAGAAACCAAGGTTTAAAACCTGTAATGAATATTCTTGATGAAATAAATGAATCAGAATGGAAATACTGGGAAAAGTTTTGGATAGAACAATTTAGACAATGGGGATTTGATCTTGTTAATCATACTTCTGGTGGAGATGGTTTAACTGTAGGTAATCAAACTTCTTTTAAAAAAGGAAGTATTCCTTGGAATAAAGGTAAATCACCTTCTTTAGAAACAAGAAATCAAATTAGAGAATCATTACTTGGTAAACCTTCTAATAAAAAGAAACAAGTGATTCAGTATTCTTTAACTGATGAAATTATTCAAGTGTTTGATTCAGCTACTGAAGCTGCTGAATTTATAAAAGGATCAATTGGACACATTGTTGCTTGTTGCAAAAGGAGTAGAAATACTCACAAAAAATATAAATGGAAATATAAAAATCAATAACATGAAAAAAGAAAATAAAAAGCACCCTGTCAATCTCATTGGTATCAATGGGAGGATAGGGTCAGGTTAGGTAAAGACACTGTAGGTAAAATTATTCAATATCTTACATCAGATTGGAAAGATGAAGAGTTTAAAGATACTGACATGCTTGAAATTAGAAGTGATTGGAAAATTAAAAAGTTTGCTGGCAAATTAAAACAGATTGCTTCAATCCTTACAGGTATCCCTGTAGAAAACTTTGAAGATCAAGAGTTTAAAAAAACTATTTTAGGATCTGAATGGGGTACAGTACAAAATGTACCACTTAATTCAATACCACCATTTGCTGACATGCAGTTTAATGTTATGATGAGTGTAAGAGAGTTTCTTCAAAGACTTGGCACAGAAGCAATGCGTGAAGGTTTACATACAAATGTATGGGTGAATGCTTTGTTTGCTGATTATGTAGAAACTGAATCTATATTTAGAGGTAAAGTTATTGAAAAACATGCATTACCTAACTGGATTATCACAGACATGAGATTTCCTAATGAATTAGAATCTGTTGAAAAAAGACATGGTATTACTATTAGAGTAACAAGACCTGCTGAAAAAGGTAAGAACACTGCAAGATTACATCCATCAGAAACATCTCTTGACAAAGCTAAATTTGACTATGAAATCATTAATGATGGGACCATGGAAGAACTTGTAAAAAAGGTTAGAGAAATTCTTGTACTAGAAGAACTGATATGAACTCATATAGATTAAATGGAATAGCTGGACATACTTGTAGAACAGCTATATGTGAATCTTTAAAGATTAGACATATTGATATTTATAAAGTAGTTAAAAACATTGATTCAAATGGTGTAATAGAAACTGCTGATGGAACTAAATTTAAATTAAAATTAGAAAAAGTATGAGTTTAGACGTAACATTGCATAGACATTATCACGTAAGTTATGACGGTGGTAAAACATTAGAAGAAAGAGAAGAAGATCTGTATAGTGCAAACATTACACATAATCTTAGAAAAATGGCTGATGCAGCCGGATTGTATGAAGCATTGTGGAGACCTCATAGATTAAAAGAAGGATATAATATTCCTGAAAATGATAATGATGCTGAGTATAAGTTTGAAGCAAGAAATCCTGTAAAAGCATATGAAATAATTCCTATTATTGAAAAGGGATTAGAAGATATGCTAGCAAGGCCGGAACACTATAGAACCTTTGATTCACCAAATGGATGGGGTTTATATGTTCATTTTATTCCTTTTATAGAGCAATACCTTGAAGCATTAAAGAAGTACCCAGAATCATTTGTTGACTGTGATAGATAAATATTATGATAAAAAATTTAATAAGTAGGTTTACAATGGTCAAGACTACAAGAGTAGGTTTTTATGACCGTGTTGCAGGTAAAAATGTATACTATTGGCAAGATTGCTATTTTGAAACATATATGGCTGCATCAAAATGGACATATAGAATTAAATTAAACTGATTCATTATGAGTAGGACTATCAAGAAGAAACTAACCGGGGCCAAAGCAGTTAGCCATCAATGTAGAAATAATGGTACCTGCCCATGGTGTTTAGGAAACAGAATGTATAAACATTTAAAAAAAATGATTAATTATGAACGAACTAGAACAGATAGTACTGAACAGGATACAGTGTAAAAACTGTAATGAAGTATTAATATCTTACAATAGACATGATTACAAAACATGTAGTTGTGAAAATAAAACAATGATAGATGGCGGAACAGCATATCAACATTATGGAGGTAAAGACCTTAATTTAATTGACAGAAGCTCTACAATATATCTATCAGATGATCATATGATGAACAGAAGTGCTGCACATTGGGGTAACAGAGGTAAAGATGGTAGATCACCTTTATCATACAAATCAGTAGAAGAAATGTCTAATGATCACCTAACAAACATTATTAAAGATATGGGAGGAAAAATAGAACCATGGTTTGAGAAAATAATTGTGCAGGAGTTGGAATATAGAAACCTTAATAATATAATTGTACCTGATTAATGATACTAGCAATTGATTTTGACGGCACCATAGCTGAATTATCTTGGCCTGAAGTAGGACCATTAAGAAAAGATGCGGATACTTACATTAACATTCTCTATAATGAAGGACACACTATAATCATTAATACCTGCAGAACTGGTAAGTATGAAGGATTAGCACAAGACTTCTTAGATCACCATGGTATCAAATACCACTATATAAACAGCAATTGCCCTGAACTTATTAAACTTTATAAACAAGACTGTAGAAAGATTTCTGCAGACATCTATATAGATGATAAATGTTTAATGGGATTACCAAAAACTTGGGATGAAATCTATTATTTAATACAAAAAAAGAACAATGTCTAACACAGTAGAATTAATTGGTTACTATGGAGATGATAAGATTCATGCTAGTTCAGCTTGGACATCTACATCCAGAGATATTACACCAGAAAAAGAAGCAAGGATCCCTAATTTATTAGAGATGCTAGCTACAGAAGGCCATCATACACCATTTGAAAAGAGTCAATTGCATTTCTTGGTTAATGTTGATCAGGCTACACACATCCACTTACTTAAACACCGTATTGGTGTAAGTATTAATGGTGAATCAGCTAGATACAAAGAACTTAAAGAAGATAAGACTTATATACCTGAAGATTGGTTTGATACTGAAATAAGTGATGATGTAATTACTTGGGCTGAAAGATTACAAAATTTTACTTATGAAGCAAATCATTTGTATCATAAAGCATTAGAAGAACTAACTCCTGTATTAGGTAGAAAAAGAGCTAAAGAATCAGCCAGATTTTTTAAAACTTTTAATTCTCAAATAACTATGGATATATCTTTCAATTGGAGAAGCTTTGCGCACTTTCAAGGACTAAGAAATTCTGAACATGCACAATTAGAAGTTAGAGAATTGGCCCAAGAGATGTTGGATCTTGTAAAAAATATTGAAGGAAACCCATTTAAACACACAATTAAATCATTTAAATTATAATAACATGGACTATTTTGAATTAGAAGCCGTTGTAGAACAATGGGCTGCAGACAAAGGAATTTTAGAGAAAGCTACACCAATGGCACAGGCACTAAAAACATTAGAAGAATGCACAGAATTATGTACAGCAATTAACAAAAATGACCGTCCTGAGATCATTGATGCTATTGGGGACATTATGGTTACATTGATTATTCAAGCAAAAATGCAAGGATTATCTTTGGAAGAATGTCTTGAGTCAGCATACAATGTAATTAGTAAGAGAACCGGTAAAATGGTTGATGGACAATTTGTAAAAAACAATTAATATTTATTTATTGTTTATCTAAACATTTTTTGTATATTTACATTTTAAAAGTTTAACAATATGGGTTATAATAAACCAAAAGAAACAACTAGGAATTACCTAGAAAACGCACCCTTACCAAATCATGGTAAAAGTTATACAGTTATATCACACAAACAAGTGATAGATAACACAAAACAACTACTGCAAGACAGTGGTTTTATTATCCAAAAAGAATTATATAGAGCAAATATGAATGCCAATGTAGCACAAGGCATATATCATATCTTACCAATCAACACTGTTGATCCTACTATTTTAGAGGAGAAAGAGTTAGGGATGATGTTTGCCTGGACAAACTCTTATGATAAGAGCACACGTTTTCAATGCGCAATAGGTGCATATGTTATGGTTTGCCATAATGGTATGGTGGCCGGTGACATGATGAACTTTAGAAGAAAGCATACTGGATCTGCTGATCATGATATTAGAATGCAAATTTCTAATCAAATCAAGAATGGTGAGAAGTATTACAAACGTATCCTTAATGATAGAGATGCAATGAGAAATACTGAATTATCATTACAACAACAAGCTGAGATTGCAGGAAGACTTTACATTAATGAAGATATTCTTGATGCATCACAAATGTCTTGCGTTAAAGCTGAGTTAGAAAAACCATCATATGATTACCAATGTGATCAAGAAAATGCTTGGACGTTCTATAATCACGTTACACATGCATTGAAGAAAGCTCATCCAAGAGATTGGTTATCTGATAGCCAAAACTTTCATGACTTCATGACGGCCAGAGTTTTATCAAAGATGAATATTACAATGAATGATGCATTGGATTTATCTGAGTTTGATACAACTCAAGACGGAAATTTAGATATTACTATGGAAGAATGGAATGAAAATGCCATTGAAGTAGATGAAGATATCACACCATCAAAATTAGTACAAGACGTTTATTTGATGAGAGACTAATTATGTGGACATTGTTAGCTGCAATATTTGCTTTTATATGCTTTTATTTGTGCATAACAAATGATCCAAAATAATTATGTGGGTAAACCAACAGGGGGTGAGTAAAATCATCCCCTTTACCTTTTAAAAAAATTAAATATGAAAATACTTATTATTTTATTAATTCTTGGAGCATTAATTCCATCATCTATTGTAATTATAGATAGATTTGTAATTACTTTACCTGATTCATCTAAATTTAAAAAGTGGTGGATCAATAATATTATAGGACATGAAAATAAGTGATTTAAAGGATGTATTTGTACCTCCAGTCAAAAGATATTATTTAGGAAAAATAGTTTATGGAACACCTTATTTCTGGCCTATAGGCTTTAATAAGAATATAATTAGTATCCGTAGATTAATTCCTAAAACACAAGAAGAATTAGATAAACACATTTTAGATTATCCTCATTATTATAAAAGAGAAAAATTTAAAAATATGCCTATGGTTAGGCGTGCTAAAGATTGGATAGTACCAATTTTTGGTAATCATTTTTGGATACAAATAGGATGGCCTTGGTGTATTAAAAGAAATGAATTAGGTTGGAAAGATAAATATGACTCACCTAGATTTGAATGGGCTCCAGCATTTTATATATTTTTCTTCCATTGGCAATTTGTAATACATTGGCATGCTCCAGACGGTGATGATGATAGATATTGGGAAATGATATTATGGTGGAAACATTATGCTAATAGAAACTTGCACAAAGCAAGAATGACATGGCCATGGAGAGATATGAAAACTGAAAGATCAACTTGGAATCCTAGTTACATTATTAAAAGAAAATAACCTGTACCCTTGAAAAACTCGTATTAAAGATAAGCAGGTTGGCTTGAAATAAAAGGGTATTAGAATAAGAGCTGTGGTATTACATCCACATTAAACTTGTAATCTATGGTCTCTGTGGATAGGGAACGCTTGTGAGTTGCAGTGAATTAACTCTCTGGGTCAAGTGGCGGAAGAAGGACTGCACTGATAAAGCAGTATCCTGATGGTAGACGCTATGTGAGATGAAAGTAGTTGCTACAAAGTTAAGGGAACTTGTAGTGGACACTGGAAAACATATCAAAGCACCACCTTAATGTGTGCATGCAGGTTCAAATCCTGCCTTGACCCCTAAATTACAAACTATGAAACCAATTCATAAACTTAACGGAGGCCTTGGTGCCACACTTTGTCATAAATGTAGTGTAATAATATCTACAGGGTTGACTCAAGACTTATATTGTGATACATGTAAACCAGAAGGTTTAGAAACAACTTTTGTTCTTCCTAAAGTAACAAGAGTAGAAGTAATACAACATTCTCCACCACATATGGGTAGAGCATATACAAACTACAATGCTAAAGATGTAGAACTACAGTACCAGGATGATGGTAAAACACTCAAAATATTTTTGAAATGAAACATGAAGTAAAGGTTCTTCCTAAAGAAGAAGTATTGGCCAATAGGTCTAATGCATATGATTTTATTGATTTTGATAATCTAGAACCACTAACAGATCTAATTGCAAAGGAAGGTTTGTATAGAACATCTCAAAACAACTTTAATCAAGCTAGTGCAGGATACAATGCTAAGTGGTTTAAAAGAGGTGGTGTATTTGCTGCTAAATTGCAACAAGAAATCATATTAGATTTTATACATTCTGAAATGTTAGAACGTAGAGATTATTCAGCAAGTAAAATGTGTGAAGTAATAGCAGAATTTATAGAAAATGGTTTACAAAAGAATTAGTATACCCCTGTATCATCAGACATTGCATATAGCTATATGTAATGATGTAGAAAAAGAAATAGCTGAAGTAAATAAAAAGTTCTATGTGAACACTGATAGGTATGATTTTGCAGCATATGCAGAAGCAACAGGTCAGCATCATTTAATATTGCTGAATAAAAAGAATCTGACAGATGAAATATTTGCTATCAGCACAATAGCTCATGAAGCTTTACATATTACAAGTTTTATTATGAAACGCGTAGGTATTAAGCCTGACGTTAATAATGATGAAGCTCAAGCATATTTGCTTTCTTGGATAGTAGAACAAGTTTATAAACAATTTAAAAACAAATAAGATATGGAATTTATACAAACAGCTTGTTGCATATATTGTGCAATAATGGTTACAAGAGTTTACTAGTTTATCAAAGCAAAAAAAAGACCTGAGTGCTGTTCTTATGGTAAGCAACTCAGGTACAATTATATTAAAATTATACAATTTGTATAACACATTTTGTATTATACTTAGCCAAAACTCACTTTTTTTAGTAGTTTTGGCTACTTATAATGTGTTATATAATGGACAAAATCAAGCTATTTGTGTATTATAACACACATTGTTAGCATTTTGATTTTTTCATTTGCCCACCTTTTTTCATTTGACTCATTGCACCAGATGGTATAAAACCTGGATTAGGTGCAATTGGTGTCTTAATCTTATTTGGATCCAGTTCATCACTAGTTCGTGATTGCATACTTCCACCTATTTGATATTTTTTCATTTTGTTTATAATATTATTAAATATAAATTGTTGTTAGTTTGACTTAATGTGGACATAAACCTGTTAAAGCTGGTTCAGCACCATAGAATGAGATAATTTCAGTAGCATAGAAACTAGTTTGATCATATCCACCTGCAGATGGTCCGTTGTAACATGCTTCTTCTTGTATTCCCTCACAGTTTATATAAGTTGTACAACCTTGATCGTAACCACCAATTGTATATTCATTACATAGTATGACTGTTGGAGGCCATACTTGTACAGAACCATTCATTACGCGGATAACATCAGTGCTACCTGCTTTTAAATTTCCTACTAAAGGAGTTATATTTCCAATTTTAAAATCTGCCATTATAAAATTACATAAAGGGTTGAGTTCAAAGGAGAAGGTATAAGGTCATATTCAGCCTGAGTTAGTGTTACTATCTGGGTTACTTTTGATGTACTTGTATATGTATCTGCAGTATTTTTAACAAAATCTGTGTCAACTATTGGAGTACCTGCGCCTATAAGATCTCTAACTTCTTGAGCAGTAACACCTGCAGCTAAAGTTGGAGTACCACCGCCACTATAAATACCAGGTTCTGCAAATGATGTATATCCATCTGGGTTAGTAGCATTATATGGTGTATATCCAAGACCATTTGTTACATCACTACTTGTTAATGAAAGTGTACCACCAAGAGTTAAATCTCCTGAACTTGTTACGGTTCCTGTTAATGTTAAACCACTAACAGAACCAACTCCTGATACAGATGTTACTGATCCTCCACCTGCAATAGGTATTTCAACAACATAACCACCTGAGTTTACACCTAATGAATATACAGCGGATCCTGCAAAACTATTTACACCATATTTATTTAATTTTAATTGACCTTGTGTAATTTCAAGTTTAGTTGATGCAATGTTTTGTTCTATGGTTTCTATTTTAAATCTTGATGAAAGATTTGTTGCAGTTGGTATAGTCCAATCAAAAGAAATTTGACCAGCGTATGATACAAATGATGAATCATTCTCTAAATTAAAATTAATAGAAGCCCCAAAACCTTCAAGAGTAGATCCAGCATTACATTCATTATATATATCTATTACAGGATTAATTCCTCCAGTATTATTTCCTGAACGTGAAAGTTTTACAACAGCTTGTCCATTTGATTGATTAAATGTAACAGTTGGTGTAGAACCACTATTAGTTGCATATATTGCACCAAGACCTGAAACTGTTTCAAAATATCCTGCAAATCCTCCAACAGAGTTAGAACGAATACCATGAGAACTTGTAGCTCCACCAATTGCATCAATAACAAATACAGAATCTGTCATTGAAGTATTACTGGTAAGTCTAATTCTATAGTTGTCTGTATTTATATTTGTTTGTTGTATTAATGTACCACCTAACTGAACGTTAGTTGCACTACTCATTGTAAGACCATTATCAGCTGTAATTGTACCACTACCTCCACCAATTGTAGAAGCTTCTCTCCATCTAACAATATTACTTGAATCTATAACAAGAACTTTATTTTGAGTATTATCTTGAACAGTACCATCTAATTTCACTGTAGTAAAATCACTACCAATAGCAATTTGATTAGGCACATCTGTTGTAGATCTTGTACCAATAGCAATTGCACCAACCCCTTTAGAAGCAGCAGTAACTCCAAGCGCAATTGCACCTTGATTATCTCCTCTAACAGGAATAACCTCTTCTATTGCAACAGCTTCACCTATATTCACTGAAATAGGATTTGCTATAGTAATTGTATTTAGTCCTATAGTACCACTTCCAACAACAGATAAAATTTCATGTCTGATTGAAGTATTTGTTTCAACATTTGCTACTATAAAATCTCCAACAGCAATTATTCCACTAAGAATAAATATATCTAAAGTTGTAGAAGTAACTGTAGCGTTAAAATAACCAAAACCATAATTACCAGCTCCACTATTGTATCCGGCAACAAATGAACCATGTCCTCCAGCAATAGTTTTATGACCAGCAGCAAATGAATCATTTCCTAAAGCAGAACTTCTAAAGTTAAATGCTGCAGAGTTTTCTCCACCTGCATAGTTACCATATCCTAAAGCAACATCCGTTATTGTTCTAACATCAGAAGTTTCACTAGCTAAACCACCTTTAAGAAATATCTTAGCAGCTGGTGTTGAGCTATTTCCATCTTGATAAATAAGAGAACAACCTAATGTATTTGAATTTGGTGTCCATAATGGTATGCTGTTCACAGCACATACTTCACCAACAATTGCAGCTGGATTATTTTGCCATGAAAATGTAATACCATCAGATATAAGAATTTGATCTGCAGAACCAATAGTTAATTCTTGTTTTACATTAGATGCATCACCTTGCCATAAACTACCATAACTTAATGTTTCAACAATGTCATCATTTTGCCATGCTACTAATCCACCACCTTGACCAACTAAAACTTGATTAGGCAATGGACCATTACCATAATTATCTATTAATTGACCATTTAATATTATATCATTTGAAATAGTATCACCTAAAGTTACATTACCTTTTAAATATGTATTTCCTTGAACAGTTAAATCTTCACAAACATTTAAATTTTTAGCAATTCCAACACCACCTCCTATTACTAGAGCACCTGTTGTACAGTCTGTACTTTGAGTTGGGTTATCTATAAATACTATACCACAAATATTTAAATTTTTTGCTATACCAACTCCACCGTCAACTACTAATGCTCCTGTAGTACAACTTGTACTTTCTGTAGTTCCATTAATATTAACAACAGTTGCTGCACCACCTACTTCTATATTAGTAGTAGTACTTCCAAAGTTAATAACAGATACTGGAGCAGTATTTAAAAGATTAAATGTTGAAGTAGTTGCAGTTAAATCTCCTCCTGAGATTTGAACATCACCAAGTACTTCTAAATCACCTCCAATATTAATAATGGTATTAAGTGCATTCTGTGTAATAATGGAATCTTTTAAAGTATCCCAACTACAAAATCCAGATGGATCAGTATATACAGGAATGTATCCAAAATTACCTTGACCGGGTAAAGTTCTAGTTAAATCTTCTGTAGCTTGACATACTAAATCACCCCATTTAATTACAAAAGGGTCCATCTTAGGTGTATAAGAAGACTTATTATTTAAACTACTACTTTGATATAGTTTACCAAATTCAAACCAATCTTTAGTTTTATCTAAAGTTATTTTCTTTTGATTCCTTTTTAGTAATCCTAATACTTCTTGTATAAAAATACTCATGATAATTTATTTTTTATGTGAACAATAGCCACTTTTAAAAGCCTCTGATTGCACAGGTTCTTTTGCTCTTGTGCTTGATCTTGGAATACTAATCCCGTCTTTTGCTTTTTTAATACTTCTTAATACTTTAGCTTGATTCTTTTTTTGTTGAATAGCTGCAGGTATTGAAGTTGGATTATAATATCCATTTGTTGTTTCTCTTTGGTATGCTGCTCCTTGTATAGGAAAAGAAATACCTGTTTTAGGACTTTTCATTTTATTTTCTTTTAGTAATTACTTTTTTAACTGCCATCTTTTTAGGAGCTGACATTACACTTCCTCCATTAGCTAAAGTTTGTAATCTTTTAGCTTCTAAACCAGCTGCTTTTTTAACATCTTTCATCAGTGATGAATTGTTTTTAATTTCTTCAGCTCTTTGTAGAGTGCTCAATGCAGATTGAATTTCCCATTTACGTTCTTCTGCTTTCATGTTTGTTGATGCTTTCATCATTTCTTTTGATTTATTGGTTATTGTTTAAATTTTCTGAATTTTTCTTATCCCAAATTTTATCTACAGAAGCCAATCCTAAACAACCAAATGCTAACATTGCAACTGCATTGATTAATACAGGAGATGGATCTACTAATTTTGGAGTAAATTGATTTACAATAAGTGTGAAAGACAAACAAAGACCTGATATAATACCAACAAATCTTTTTGATGAAGGAACACCCTTTTCATCTTGAAGTAAACCTTTAATCCAACTTATTTTTTCTTTCTTTTCCATAATTATCCTATTGAAACAGTTTGAAGCCCTCCGGTATTACTAACAGTAACTTCCCAAATACTTCCATCTGGTGAATTTAATATAAGTTTTGTTGCATGATTTATAGTTACCTCAGTCCCTGATTGAGTTATTGATACACCTGTACCTTTTAATGATTTAAAATTAAGTGTCTCACCAGTTTTACTAGCATATAAACCGGCACCTGTACCTAGATTACTTGCACTATTAGGTTCACCTGTTGTAATAAACTCAACATAATCATTATCAAGTGATTCACTAATTGAAAGATTAGTACTTAATGATTTCAAAGTTCTAAAATAATTAGTGCAAACATTAGTGACAGGATCAATTTCTTGTTTTTGAAAAACATTTGCCAATACGCCAGTTTTTGGAAAATCAGTATTTTCATTATTACAAAATGCTGATGCAATCTTTAGATCTTTAACTTTAATTAGCTTAACAGATTTGTATGGTATTGGTGAAGCAACACCAGTCATATCCGGTTGTTCATTTACACCAAGTACAATAACATCTTCAGGGTTTGCCACCTTAGTGAAAACCCCGCGTCTAATTAAACTTAATATGTCAGTTAAAATATTCATAGTTTTTATTTTTTAGATGGACCTGAATATATCATTGCAGTTGGTACTCCACCACCTCTATATTTTTTCATAGATGGTTTTGATTCAGAATGAACCCAACCTCCCATTTTATAAGCTTGTTTTTTTGTTGAACCATCAGCACTTGATGCATATCTCATAGCATCTCCACCTTTTCTCATTTTTTCAACCATAGATCCCTGCATAGCTTCATCTAATTCCCCACCTTCTCTACACAAAAGTTTTACTTTTTGTTTAGATATCTTACTTTGTTGTAAACCTTGAGCTTTCATAATTTTAATTTTTTTAATAATCCAATGTAAATGTAATAAATAAAAGATAAACTCTTGCCGTACTATAATCATAATCTACATCAGGAGCAATATAATCCCAACCTAATGCAAACCTATGATGTGGCCAGTGAAAGTCTATTTTTAATGCCCAGTCTCTCATCTTCCTTGTCCTTTATATAGTTTTTTATAATTTTTTGATGTCTTTGACTTAGACGTTTTAGTCTTAGCGTGTACACCTGGTCTACTTACTTTTGTAATAGTTTTAAGTGTTGTTATTTGTGTTTTTGCTGCCATTAGTTTAAAATAATTTATATTCTACAAGTAACCCATATTGATTATTGAGTGTTGGTATTCCTATATATTGAACACCAAAATTCATTTTTCTACATTCTAAAAGTACTCTTCCAGAAAATAAAGATGTATTAACAGTAAATCCTGAACTTTGAACTCCAAGATAAGCATGGAATTGTGGTTTAGGTTTTATATTTAAAACTGCATTCTGCGCACTAATATAATCCTTTTGGTAAAATATAATGCTATCTTTTATGCTTATTGTATTTTCTAATTTTATAATAATTTTTTCAAAGTTTACAATTCTTTTCTCTTGTTCTTTTGAAATATTTTTTAAAAAATCATATCTAACTAGATCAGTAGCAACTGCTCTAGCTTGTCTTTCAGAAAGAATAACTACATAATCTTTACTTTGGGTAACGTTCTGTGAAATAGCTTTGAAGCCCACTAATAGGAAGGGAATCAATAATACGTATTTCTTCATATTCTTTTTGTTTGATTATTTTAATTCTAGTTACAATCAATGTATCAATAGTTTTTAAACTATCTACACCTTTTAATTCAGCATTTGTTTTATTCTCTAACTCCTTAACTTTAGCTTCTAAAATATATGCTTTATTAAGAAGCTCATTTTTTTTATGTTGATATATAAATACAGAAATTAGCCAAACTATAATTAATATACTACCTAGCCATTGTTCTTTAAAAAACTTATAAAGTTTATACAAATCAACCATAATTATTTTTTTGGTTCTGCTTTGGCTTTTGGTTTGTAATATTTCTTTTTAGGTTTGCTTGGAATACCTTTAACAGCATTAACAACATCCTTAAGTTCTTCTTTTACTAATACTTTTCTATATTGGATTTCTTCTACAACCTCAATTGCTTTTTCATCAATCTCAGTCTTTGACCAGATCCAGTTCCATCCTTTTTCTAATGAAAAAGTCCATACAGCATGTAATAATTTTTTAAACATATTTTTTAATTTTAGTTAATCTTACTTATATATAATATACACATTATAATTTGTATAGACAAATATAAGAAATTAGATTAAATATTCTTAAGTCTCTGATTCTCTTTCTCTAAATATTCAACCTTAACATGCAGCGTACTTACTTCTTTAGTAAGTGAAAGGATCTGATCTCTCGTCAAATCTTTTTCAACCGCACTATCTGTTAATAATTGCTCAAGTCTTCTGACTCTATCTCTTAAATCATCTCTATACATATTCTGATCACTTCTATCTTCCCGTTCTAACTCAGTTTTTAACTTTATTCTTTTTTCATAAAATTTCCACGCTCCTGCAGAGAATAGGACAGTCATTATTGTGACTAATACGGTTGTTACATTATCATATGATGTCATTGCTACTTTGTTTTTGTTTTCTATAATATTTTGATGTCATTGATGTTAGGTTTAAAAAAGATATAATTGATGGTAGAAACCATAACCAATGAGTGGGATTAGTCATTACTCCATTAAATATAAATCCTAAAACTACAAAAATGGAAAAAATAAATGACCCGTAAGATAAAGTCTTTCTTACTTTAATTGGATGAGAACAAGTTGCTTTAATCATAGCTATTCCAAGCAAAATGCTTGGGATTATGACAAATAAGTTACAAGAAAACTCAAAGCACCATATGATTGGCAGCATGATGAGCCATATTAAACCAATGAGTATTTCCATTGGTTCAGTGTCATAGTAACTGAAAATATTAAGTATTCTACTCTTCATTATAAATATATATATCTTATATTTGCCAATGGTATTTCCCTGGCTATACACTTATAATATACAAAATAATTGTTACTTATTAACTTTTTTAAATCAAAAAAATTCATTATGAATAAAGTAAACCCTTTAATTTTTAGAAATAGGTTCAATGTAGAATTTCTACCAACAGAACCTATACTTGGCCTTAAACTTATAAACTGTGAAGTTTTATGTGAAGATGACAGATACCGTCTTGTCACTGGATTAGAAATAGGCTTTATATTTTTTACAATTAGCTATGCAAATATGCATAATAGTAAGTAAAATTTCCTTTATTTTTAGTAAATTATATATACCATCAAGTTCTTTCATAGAACTTTAAAATTCAAAAATACAATTTTATGAACAAAAACATTTTCTTACCACGGGTAAACATATTGCCGTATGAATACCCTCAATTACTAGCATATAAAGATGCTATTAGACACTCGTATTGGATACATACTGAGTTTAATTTTACTGAAGATATCCAAGATTTTAAGATTACAATTGACTCTAAAGAAAGAGAAGTAATCAAAAGGTCCATGCTAGCAATTGCTCAAATTGAAGTTAATGTTAAAACATTCTGGGCAGATCTTTACAAAAGAATGCCAATCACTGAGATTGGAGATGTAGGTATGACGTTTGCTGAATCTGAAGTAAGACACAAAGATGCCTATGCACAACTACTTAGAATCTTAGGTCTTGAAAAAGAGTTCCAACATGTAGTAGAAATCCCCGCTATCAAAGACAGAATAGCATATCTTACTAAATACCTAGATGGCACCAGAAGTAAAGACAATAAGATGTACACCAAATCAGTACTTTTATTTTCTTTATTCATTGAGCATGTTAGTTTGTTTAGCCAATTCTTAATTATGATGTCTTTTAACAAAGAAAAGAACCTGTTTAAGGGTATCTCAAATGTGGTTGAGGCAACAAGTAAAGAAGAAGAAATCCACGGAAACTTTGGAGCTGAACTGATTAACATCATCAAAAAAGAAAATCCTGAATGGTTTGATGCTGAGTTTGAGCAACTTATAGATTCTGCATGTCAGAAAGCTTATGAAGCTGAGTGCAAAATACTAGACTGGATCTTTGAAAAAGGAGAGTTATCTTTTCTTTCTAAAGAAACAATACAGCATTTTATCAAAGACAGATTCAATAATTCACTACAAAACATAGGTATGAAAGCCTTGTTTGAGGTTGATAATGAACTACTTGAAAAAACTCAGTGGTTTAACATTGAGATTCTTTCAACAAAAGAAGGTGACTTCTTTTACAAGAAAAGTGTAGATTATAACAAAAAAAGCAAAAGTATAACAGAAGATGACTTATTTTAAGAATGAATTAAACAAAGCAAATGAACCTGATTTTAAGTTAGGAGAGTATATTTACATGGGAATGGCTAAATGTAATTCAAAAACTGTAGTAATATCAGTAGCATATAAAATTGATTATTGCTATAAGAAAGCTATAGAATTTGAATCAATAGACAATAATGTAATTTTTTATAAAATAAATAAAGTAAAAGTAGGAGAACTTGTTCACGAACAAGAGTTTTCTATATAATTAATAAAATTAATATGGAATATAAAAAATATTACTGGCTCAATGAAGATAGCCGCACCTTTTTGTCAAGAGGTTATATAACAGAAACCCCGGAGCAAAGAATCAAAGACATTGCAACAATTGCTGAAAAGTATTTGAAGATTGAAGGCTTTGCTCAGAAGTTTGAAGACTATATGGCCAGAGGATTTTATAGTCTGTCTACCCCGGTGTGGATTAACTTTGGTAAACAAAAAGGTTTACCTATTAGTTGTTATGGGTCTAATGTAGATGATTCATTAGATAGTATCCTGAATGGTGGTCGTGAGATTGGTTTAATGTCAAAGTATGGCGGAGGAACAAGTGTCTATTTGGGTAACATCAGACCAAGAGGTGCTGTCATTTCAACCGGGGGCCATGCAGATGGACCAATACATTATGCTAAACTTTATGATACCACAGTAGATGTATGCAAGCAATCTGAAGCAAGAAGAGGAGCATGCGCGGTATGGTTACCATTAGAGCATTCAGATGCCTTAGAGTTCTTAGATATTGGTACTGAGGGAAACCCAATACAAAATCTACAATATGGTGTTACAGTAACTGACAAGTGGCTTGAAGAAATGAAAGCTGGTGATGGGGACAAACGTAAAATATGGGCTAAGGTAATTCAAAGACGTAATGAGTTTGGTTTTCCATACATTATGTTCAAAGACAATTCAAATAACAATACTCCTTATAAAGAATTGGGTCTTGAAATTACTGCTAGCAATTTATGTTCTGAGATTCAGTTGCCAACAGATTCATTTAACTCATTTGTTTGTTGCTTAGGATCTATCAACCTGCTGCACTGGGAAGAGATGAAAAACACAGACGCTATTGAAACTTACACATTATTCTTAAATGCTGTGATGGATGAGTTCATTAAGAAGTCTGCAGTAATGCCCGGTATGAAGAGAGCATATAGATTTGCAAGTCAACACAAAACAATTGGTTTAGGCGTATTAGGATACCATTCACTGTTCCAATCTAAGTTAATTGACTTTGATTCCTTGGAAGCTAAGATGTTAAACTCTCAGATCTTTATAGCACTTAAAGAGAAAAGTGAGGCAGCCTCTAAATGGTTGCATGATTCTAAAGGTGTTGAGTCAATTAGAAAAGGTTATGCCAATTCAACATTGATTGCAATTGCTCCTACCAAGTCAAGCTCATTTATCTTGGGACAGGTAAGTATGGGAATTGAACCAATCAAGTCTAATTATTTTATTAAAGATTTGGCCAAGTCTAAGACTATCTATAAGAATCCTTTCCTAGAGTGTGAGTTAGATAAGTATGGTATGAATACCCCGGAAGTATGGAAAAGCATCTTGAAAAAAGATGGCTCAGTTCAACACTTAGATTTTCCTACAAAAACAGTATTCAAGTCATTCATTGAGATCACCCCTAAAGAGTTAATCTTGCAGGCAGCTCAAAGACAAAAGTTTATTGATCAGTCTAAGTCACTTAACTTAATGATTCACCCATCTGTTCCAGCTAAAGATATCAATCAATTGTATTTATACGCGCATGAGGAAGGAGTTAAAACTTTATACTATCAATTTAGTCAAAGTTCAGCTCAAGAATTTGCCAGAAATATTTTAGATTGTGCAAGTTGTGAAGGATAAAATCAACCTATAGGTTTATTTAATGTATGTTAAAGCCATCACTAAGTCCTTTTTTAGGGTTTAATGATGGCTTTTTCATTCATTATATGTTTCTACATATAGTATTTTGCGTTAGCTATATTGTGTATTGCAATATGCATTTGCATATAATTACTTAATGTAGAAGTCTTGTGCTTTAAGCATGTTTTCCCATTTCTGTATGGTTCTTAAAAGAGGTATTACATCTACCCAATTTTTATAAACCTTTAGTTTTCCTTTATTTGGTTTATTTTGATATACATAATCTGAATTATTTTTAAAGTCTGCTTCACTTTGATAAAGCCAAGCCAAAGGTGTTTGAACACTTAACTCTAATGCTTCACCTAATTCACCCAGAGTTCTGGTAGTTGCAATTGGAGATTTCATCATTGCATATAATTGTTGTTGACTCTGTGGTAACACCATTGTAAACAACACCATTTCTTTGTATGTTCTGTCTCCCTGAAGTCTTATTACATTTTTCAGTCTTTTTTGTAATTCACTGTCATCATCATCATTAGCAAGTAAACCGGCCATCAATGAATTTAATACAACAACACTTAGCATAATACCTAGTTCTCCAGTTGTTCTATAAAAACCTCTCATTTTATCTTCAGCTTTTTGATCTAAGTTACCACCTTCACCTGTAAAGCCATAAGCTTCTTTAAAGCTTTCTGCATAGTTAGCAGGATTTATACTAACATTACCACGTACCATTTCACGTTTAACATGACCCATGAATTTCCACCAAGCTCTATAGCGGCCTTCCATCCAACCTAAATTTTGATCAAAGTATTCTCTTCTAAATCTAGCTCTAATTGCAGGTGCCACCCATTTATGAAATTGTGTTGCTAAATTACCCAGAGTGTTATTTTGTAAAACCATTCTGTCTTCTTTAGCATAGTTACCATGAATTTGCTTATTTACTTCTCTAATTTCATTTCTTAAATCATATCTAAACTGATCGGTATATGGTTGTTCTGTTCCATTTTTATTTACAATAGTATCATAACCTTCTATTAATTCTACTTTATGTGTTGTTGCATTATATTCAAATGCATCATAAAGAGATAATGTTTCACCAGTTGTGCTATTTTTAATTGTATTAGCCATGACCATTGCTATACCAACTTTAGTTTGAACATTATATTCAGCAGCATCTTGCATTACATAACCCCACTCTTTAAATCTTGACCATATTGATTTGCTATCAAACTCAGAAGTACTTTCACGTATGTCTGTAGCTTTATCCATCATTCTAAAAAAGTCTACTAAAGCTTCATATTTATTATTAGGTAAATCAGAATTATAGTCAGCTTTCTTTAAACCTGTTTTTCCTAAAGTAGCTATATCAGCTAAATCAGTTGCACCGGCAGAAACTCTATCTAACAATCCTTTAACACCTTCTGTATTATACTCTCTTGTTGCTCTTACATAATCTTTTTTAGGAAAGTATCTGCTACCTAAAACTTCAATACCATTATTGATTCTACCCATAACATAGTTATTAAAGTTACCAAATGGGTTAAATGCTACATAAGCTAATGAAGAAACACCAATAAGTTCATCAGCTAACTTATCAAACATCCCTTTAGATACAAGTTCATTGTCATAATAAATCATTGACATATACTTTTTAGCTCTTCTTAGGGCATTTGAATCAACACCTTTAATTGTTCCTGCCGTTTTAAACTTACTGTCAACAGTAGTACCTAAACTTATTGCCGGATCAGCAGATGTATATTTTCTTTTTTTAATAACATCCACCATAGCTGTAAGTGTATCTTCAATCTCACCCATTACTTCATAATGTTCAGCCATTGCACTAAACTTAAGTAAAGCATTAGTCATATCTTTATTAAGTTCACCTAATGATGGTTGACTTCTAAGTTGTTTAGCTTTACCATTAAGTAAAGCCAACTCTCTTTTATATGCATCTGGAGTAATTGTACCCTTTCTGCTTTTATCTTGTAATGCTGTTATCTGTGTTTCAACTTCTTTAAGTTCATCATCAACTCTTAACTTACCTGTATAATAAACAGGAAGAGCATTGACAAAATTACCATTCTCATCAAAGGCAACATTCTTTTGAGTTGCTGTTTCTTGAGTAAAATTCTTAACAGATCTAACAAAATTAGCATACATTTTAGTTACAACATTTGGTTGATCTTTTAATGTATCTAAAATATTATTTTTAACAACAGGAACACGGCCTGTCATTTGATTTCTAATTCCTTGTGGTAATTTATTTAATAGTTCTTTCTCATAGTATTTTATAAACATGTTGTAAAAATCTTTTTGAGCAACACTTAATGCATCTGTTTTAGTAGGATCCATTAGTGCTCTATACTTTTCACTACGCATGTCTTGAGGTTGACCTTCTTTAGGATTACTTATTTCTAAGGCTTCTCTAAATTTAACCTTTGGAAATGCAGCTGCCACCTTTTTTGTTATAGCACCTGTTGGCTCACCATTAACTTTAATTGCTTTTGTATAATCACTAAAATCATAGTATTTATTTTGATAAATACTCCAATCTCTTTCTGAAATACCAGCTTTTCTTACCCATGTAATATATTGTTTGTTGTTAGATATTTTTGGTGTTTCAAATTTATTTCTAACATCAATAAATTCTTGAGTATATTTATGAAACTCACCGCTAGTTATAGTACCATCTTCAGCTACAGTTTCAGCTTGAAAGAATTTACCAAAGGTAGCTTTATTTTTAGCTAACTCTATGTTAAATTGAATATCTTCCGGCTTTGCTTTACTTAAATCAGTAACATCTCTATATTCATAAGGTTGACCTGCATTATCATAAAGTTTACTTCTTAATCCTTCTTGAATATTTGTATATTGTATACCAATTTTTTGAGTATAAAAACCGGTAAATTGACCATCTTGATCATACTCTAGCATGAAGTCATAAAGCTTTTGCAGATCTTTGTTTCCTGAAAGTTTTAATAAAGTATTACCTGCATTTCTAATTGAATATTCTCTTTCCTCTATTCTGTCTAAAAGTTTTTGTTTTTGGCTTTTATATATCTTATCCATTACAGCAAGTATAGGATCTTTTTGAGTAGCCATATCTTGAGCTTGTAATGCATCTATTGCAATATCCGGAGCCATAACCATAAGGTCATCCAACATTTCTTGTGTAAATGCACTACCTTTTCCACCCCAATCATTACTTGATCTAAGTCTGATAGTTTCTTTTACAAAATTTAAAATAGCATCATTGATTAAACCTTCACTATTATTAGTTCCAACAAGTTTATTATGTTCAAGTTGCATTTGAAGAACCAAGGTTCTTTGTGTAGCATTAAGCTCCTTAGAATCTTTGATTGAATATAAAGCATCAAATGTACTTAAGAATCTTTGGAAGTTTAAAACATATGTAATGTACTCAGGCTTATTTACATTAGCTGGATCTTCAACAAACTCTCTAAATTTTTGCATTTGATTTAAAGAGCTTCTTAGTAATTGAGTATATGTCTGAGATCTAGCTATTGGTCCAGTATTAATATTACTACTGATGTATGCTAATGTACTTGCAATATCATCTCTAGTTTGCTCTTTAGTTCTATCCCTAAATACATTGTTTTTAAGTTTGTCTAAAGCTTTGTTTTGCTCTACTAAAGCAAGAATGTAGTTTTCTAATGCTGTTGTAATAGTATTGTACTCTGAATATTGTTGAGCTTCTACTGTATCAGCCAGTTGTTCCATAGCTTCCAAATCTTGATCACCACGGTATATAGCATTTTCTGCTATGTTAATATTTTTATCAAGCACTTCTATAGAAGGAACAAGCATATCAACATAAAGCAAATTTTGTGATATGGGATGTTCAACTCTACCGTCTAATCTAAACTTATTATTGAATACTTGATTTTTACCTTTACCCGTTATGTCTGCTTGTATGTGAAAAGTAACAGCACCAGCATCACCTTCATAAACATTATAACCCATGTTTTGAAACATACGTCTATAAAGATTTACTTGTAAGTTATGTTGAGCTCTAGTTGATAATGCATCAACCCCGTGAATTTTTTTAAGGTCACTACCAAGAAATACTTTAGGTGAACCATCTGGATTTAAAATAGGTTTACCATTTTTATCTAGTGCAGGAACATCTTCTTTTAATTCATACTCTACTACTTCATATCTAGTACCTGATTTTCTACCGGGTATTTTATTTTTAATAGAAGCTACAGTAGACATATCATAAATAGAATTTTTACTTGTTTTTAAATCAACAATTCTTATTCTACCATACTCATCTATAATAACTAAATCTGCTGTACCTGCAAGCTTTGTTGCTTCATCATATACAACAACTTGTGAAATAGCAATTGAATTTAATGGTTTTAATTGGGTAATTTGATCTTGTAATAAATCAAACATTTTTTCTGCAGTTTCTCTATTTATAGATTTCATCTTAAGAAATGCTTCATCAAATGATTCATTAGATATTATGGAATCCAATAACCCATCTACATCATTGCCCACAGCCAAATTAAGTTCTACATCTTCTTGATTTGCAAGTTGACCTTTAATTGCTGTAGTTACTGATTTGTAAATTTCACGGTTTGTAATATCAACATAAGTATGATCTTCTTGATTAAGAACTACAATTGTATTAGCTGAAGTTGTGTCACTTAAATTTGCAGATAAAGAATCTATCTCTTGTTTAGAATTAATAGCAACATGAAATAATTTTTTAATTATCTCTGCTTGAATAGGATTAGCTTCTTCTAGTGCTTTGTTTACAATCTTTTGTTTTGCAGGAGATAATGAATATCTTACTTTTCCATTTGAACTACTACCCAGATTGAAACTTATACCTTCTGTATTTAAAAGTTTAGCAATATCAGTAAAAGTAGTTTTGTTGTTAATAGATTTTACAGATAAAGGCTTACCTGTTATGTACTCATTTAAGTTATTAATAACATTTAAAAACCAGTCTAAAGCTTCCTTGATTTTATCTAAGAATTTTTTAGTTGGAGTTGACTCATATTCATTATTGAAATGTCTAGATAATGCTTGAGTTACTATTTCAAGATCTCTTTCTACCTGGCTGAAGTTTCTATTCCCATTGTAGGCCTCATTAATAGACTGTACCATTTCAGGAAAATTTGCTTTAGCTTCTGTAAGTAAACTATTAAATAACTGAGGGTTATCTATTTTGATAGCATCAGTAAATGGATGTAGCATCTCTTCAATTGCAGTTTCATCTGTAACTCTTCCTCTTACTAAGTAAGCAACATTGTTAAAGTAAAATGAATTTACATTTTTAAAGTTGACTTTACTCTTCTGCCATTTAGGTATTGTATTATAAATAGCTTCTGCTTCAGTAGGACTAAGCATCTTGACTTTGACATCCGGGAACATTCTCATCAAATGCATTACAACAGCTCTGGATCTTGGCGTATCCCAAGCTCTAGATGATGGTAACAAATCTTTTGGGGTAAAAACATTTTGATCTACTATAACCTTATATGTTTTGTTAGTCTTTATAATAGAAACAGCATCTAAAGGGATATTATTAGTCTTTAGATATTGCTCTATTTTTCTTTTGTTATCTTCAACAACTACCGGATCAGCAACCCTTTCTGTATAAAAAACATTTGGATCTGAAGCATTAATAAGATTTAAACCAAATTCAGTATGAATAAGTTTTTTCTCCCTTAAGTTATTTAATAAACTCTCAGCAAAAGTTTTTTGCTTTAATGCAAAAGCAACCTTGTTGTTTTTAGCAAACTGTTTTGCTTCAACTACAGTTGGAAATACATCTGTATTATTTGCATCCTGCCAAGTATTAATGATATTGTTTGTTGCAATTTCACTTTTATAAACTTCTTGTAAAGCTTTATATTCCGGTGCGTTTTTATTAGGACATCTTGCCATAGCTTATTATAGATTACATTGTTTTATTTGTTCAATAAATTCTTCTTGACTTGTGTATATACCATTGTTGTACATATCTATAAGATCTTCCAAAGATAGAACATTATTATTTACTCTCAAATTTTCTTTAGCTTGAGTGTTTTTTTGAATGTTAGCATCCCAGAAATTCTCAATTGCTGAATAATCACTTTCTATTTCAGCATTCATCTCGTCATACAACTCTCTTTCAAGATCACTCATTGAGTCAAGTAGTGTTGTTGCTTCACCAATTTCAGTAATATCTGACTCAACCTTTTCTGCTTTTTCTTTTGGTTCAGTTGTAAGCAATGCTTCCATTGCACTAATGTTAGCAATGTTGTTACCGTTAATATTAACACCAAATTCAGTTGCTTCAATATCAGCATTCTCATCATTCAAAGCACCTAATTGAATCATTTCATCAGATGATATTGCAAAATTTTCAGGTACCTCAAATTGAACATTATCAGCATATGCATCTTGACTTGTTTTTGAATTTTTAAGTTTAATGCTTTGTCTTACAGCTTTATACGTAGGTCTTTCTCCAAACATAAACCCAATTGGATTTTGTTGATTAGAGCCTTTTGTTTCTACTCTATTATAAACTTGTGTTGTTAATTCAGGATCTGATGTAGAAATAAATGTTTCATAAGACATGTTACCTAATACATCTGTGCTTTTTAATCTAATAAAACGCGTAGGTGTACCACCATTAATTTGATTCCAATCAACTTTAACTTCATTTGTAATGTCTTCTTTTTTAATAGTAATTCCTTTAGCTGGGAAGTTTTTATTAAATGTATATAACAAAGGTCCATTTATATTTGATAACAAATAATTATTGACAAAATCAGATTTTAATTCATCTGTATTCAGACCAAAAGTTTCTTTGACTTTTACTTCATTATTACTTCTTAATGCAGCATTTGCTGTTTCAATTTGACTTAGATATGCATCCATTACAAAAGGGCTGATTGCTTCTAATAAAGAAGCATACCCTAATTGTAATCCATCTTTAACCATGATATAGTTAATTATAGATAAAGCATCATTCTTAGTTTCTAATGAGCCATATAGTTTAGCAAATGAATTTTGTAAATCTACTTTTTGACCAGCATTCAAACTTCTAAAAGTATTTGCATCAACTGTATTCAAACCTGTTTGATTTTTAGCATCACTTGCTTTAACATTTATTGCAAAGTTATCTAAGAAGAAATTATTTTGACCAGCTTCTGTAGTACGTAATCTATCAACAATATCATTGATTGATAAATAATCACCTCCAGGATAGATCAACTCATTACTTAAAGTAGCCGCTGACTGTGGATCATTTTTTAATTTGTTTTCTTGATATGCTTTAATAGTTAAGTATGATAATAAATCTTTTGATATTTTAGATCTTACTTCTTCATTAAAATCATTTGAATTAGAATTTACATTTTCATATACTTCACTCAAAATTGATTGAAAGTTTTCACTTGCTGTTAAAAATGTAACAGGTAATAACTCATTTCTGATTTGATTAAATATGTCAAGATATTTTGATTGCCAAGTATTGCTTTTGTATACTGGCTTTAAATCCATCATTGCTTTTTCATCAAACAGCTTATCTATTTGTTCAGCTTTTTCATTGACTGCTGAGATATCTTTACCTAATCCATTTGTTAAACCTGCAATAGCTGACATATTACTTGTAAAGTCTTTAACTTTTACAGCATCTGAAAATAAATTTAATATTGCAATTTTTTCTTTATCAGTAACCTCTTCTGCATTATTGAATGCATCTATTAAAAGAGCATCATTAACTTCATCATAGGTTGCAAAATCTACACCCATGTCTGATAATGACTTCTCTAGATCATCTTTTTTAATAGCTTTTGTTTTTTCTAGTAACTCAATTATCATCTTGTCTACTAAAGCAGAAACTCCAGGATCTAATTTATCTTTTTTGTTTAATGCTTGAGAATATAAATCCTGTATCATTGGATTATTAATCAACAATAAAGATGTTTTAATAGGTACACCTAAAGCAGTTAAGTTAGCTACTACACCAAGAGCATGTTTATTTAAACCAAGTTTAGCAACAAGACGTTCTTTAGCATTATCTGTAGCCATTGTAATCAATGCTGAGATAATATCTTGCTTTCTAAGTCCGGTTTCTGTTTTAGATATTTTTTCTCTAGTTGTTGTAAAGTCATTATAAAGAACACCATTAATACTAATTTGTGGACCATTAGAATTTATTTTAATACCATACTCAGTTAGTAAACTTAAGTATACGTTTGGTAATACAATGGCTCCAATAGCAGCACCTTTATTATTAGTAAATGCTTTTATCTTACCAATCATATTATTGATGTCAATATTGTCTTCTCTTGAGCGTTCACTTAGGCCGGGTAATAAACCTTGCACTTCACCTTCACCTACAAATTCCTTTAATAAATCAGTTAAGATCTTTAAACTAGCAGCTGTATATGAAATTGGTGTTTCATTTTCAATTGTTGTTTCTGTTACACCAGTATTACCCATTAAGGCATACTTATAATCTAGTATTGCATTATTCATTGGAGCTTCATATGGCTCACGGAACTTTTTCTTGTATTCTAAATATTGTTCTTTTGTAATAGGTAATCCTAAAATTTGCAAAGCTTTAATACCATCTTCAGACAAACCTGCATCAGAAGCTATTTCTTCTTCTATATCTGTAACAGAATTTTCTATACTTGCACCTTGATTATCATTTTTGTATAATTCTAATGCTTCAGCATAAGTAGTACCTGATACTTTAACTTTTTCAGATACATACTTTAAATAGTCTGTGTACTTACCTTGATCTGTAGTTTGTTTACCATACTCATAGAACTGTCCACCTTCTTCATAGAACTCTTTGATTTGCATATAAACTTTATCAATATCAAAATCCGCTCCTGATATCTCAATAAGTTCTTGTGCAAACATTGCAGATGAACCATAGAATGCTGGTAAGAAGTCAACATGTTTAATGTTAATTGTTGAGTGATTATCTTGAGATGGGATACGTACACCAAACATTTTAGATAATACATCTGGAAACTTACCATTAGAATTTTCAATTAAATCCATAACAGATTTAAAGTGTGCCGGCATAAGCATTTCAGTATATCTTTCACCTGTAAACTTACCATCTTTATCATATTCTTTTACACCAGATCTTAAACGGTCAAGTATAACTACACCCTCTTTGTTGTCTTTAACTGTAACAGATAAAGTATCATACTCACCTAGTGCAGGTTTGTTAGCTAAACTATTCCAAACATTTTCTCTAATGATTTCTGATCTATCAGGAACACCATTTTCATCAACACTAAATACTCTTCTATAAACTTTAGTACCAAAATCAGATACTAAAGCTACAGCATGACCGGGTGCTTTTTCAGCAAGTGTTCCTTTACTTAAATAACTCAAGAACAACTGTTCAAATTTATTTAAAGTAATAGGATTATTTAAATCATATTTTTGTTCTCCATCTTGAGTTGAAAAGAACTCTAACAAGTTACTACTTGCTTGAGATGCTTTAAGACCTTCAGTGGCATATCTTAAGAATGCTGTTAAGTTAGGAGTTAATTTATTATTCTCTCTAGAGATTGCAAGCTCTTGCATTCCCTTATCAAAACTAAAAATTAAGTTTCTTTTATTTTTAAACTTTAATTCTACTCTAGCTGAGGTAGCAAGATTATATGCAGCTCTAATTTGACCAACGGTCATTCCCAAAGCTTCTACAAAAACATCATCTTTTTGTTCTGAAGTAACAATATTCTTTATTTGAGTTGCATCAATAACTTCTGTCTTATTTGAAGGTGTTAATACTTGAAGACCCATATATTTTGCAGACAATGTAGTATAATCACCCTCTTCAAATGCTTTATCTTCACCAACTCTATTTAATGTTTGCACTTTTTGCTTAAGCATTTTCAATGCACTTAATGGTGCCGCTATACCTAAAGTTTGTTTTCCAGGTAAAGCTTCAATGCCTTCAAGCTTCATTCTTAAATCATGTAATTCAGATCTAGTTTCTTTAGCAACCCAAGTTACATTACCATTCTCATCTACTACTTTATTAGATGTAAGTTCAGGTGTCAATACAAAGGCAGACATTTTAATAAATGTTTTACCATCACCATACACTAACTTTTTAGAGTTAAGCATACTACCCATATCAACATAACCATCTTGACCAAACAATTCTTCAGAAGTTATTTTTTCACCAGCTTCAATTTTATCAATAAGTTTTGCTTGAGCAGGATTAAGTTTACCAAATCCAAACCACATGTATCTAAATGCTTTTGTAGTCATCCACATTTGAGCATCTGATCTATCAATATTTTTTCCTGTTAATGCAGAAACTCCTACTGGTTCTTCTAAAGCAACTAAACTAATATCATCAACAGTATGCATTACACCCATATCTTCAGCCATTATAGAACTATAAGCACTATAGTATGCCGCATTCTGCATCTTAGCTCTTTTAACGGCATCAACTCCATCTTTTAATGTTACAGCCTGATCACCTAAAAGAACTTCATTTATAGAGAGTGTATTAACCCAGTCATTAAAAAATATTTGTTTTAGGTTATATTCTTTATCATAAGTAAGATTAAGTAGTTCAGCTGATTCAATAAGATTTTTATCTCCTTTTTTATCAACTGCTAATCCTTCTGTTATACTTTTACTTAATTGATCTTCTATTTGTAAATTATTTAAACTTTTAGAGAATATATCATACTGACTTTCTAATTGTTGATTTACTGCTGATCTAAATTTAGTATCACTAATCTTTAATTCTTTTAAAGCTTCTTCAAATGAAGGAGCATTTTCACGGCTAGCAATAGCTTCTAATGAAGCCTTTAAATCTGGAGTAACAAATAAACCAGTGTTTGTTAACTTAAATGCTCTACCATTTTCAGTATTGTATCCAAGTTGAGTATCTTCAGTTCTAGTCTCAGAGTTTGATTCTCTTACAATTCTATTGTATTCATTCTTGATATTATCAACAAAAATGTTTACAGTTTCATTAGTTAAAACAACTTTACCACCACCTGCTTTTTCAAACTTAACAGCTTTAATTACAGGTAAATACATTAAGTCTCCTGTATTAGATGCTTCTAATACTCTCATTAATACCGGGGCTAATGCAGACTTAACAGTTTTATTAAGTTTATTATCAAAATATTCTACATACTCAACTTTATTACTTTTAGTATTTAGTAAAGCTATATATGTATTAAGTATACTTAATGTAAATTCTTGTGGTGTATAGTTACCATAAGATGCTTTATTAGATACTCCAGAAATTTTATCATTAAGTTCTTCTTCTGTATTGTTTATTTTACCAACACTACTTCCAGCTATTCTTAAAACTTTTTGTCTATTTTCTGCAGACATTTGTAAAAAGGCTTCACTATTTAAAAGGAAGTTATCTGCTAAATATGGATCAGATTCTTTAAGACGTTCTAATTCTGCCACATCATTTAACTCTTGTATTCTTTTTAAATGGAATGTAGGTAATTGATGTGCATATACTAAATTACCTTCAGGATTTTTAAATACAGATGCCCCAATTGTTTCATCAAATGGTGCATTTTGAATTGCTAAAGTTCTAATTCTTGAATTAGCTCCCAATGCTCCTTCACTAAAGATATCATTACCTTGTTGAATTAATTTATTTATTTCAAGAATGTCACTATAACTTATAGGTGTTTGTTCAGAATTAGCATTTATTAATGCAGCCTGCATTGTTGTGGGATTATTTCTTGCTGATGCAATACTAAAGCTAATAAATTGCTTGCTTAATTTAATACCTGTAAGTTTAAAAATATCCTGAGAATATTTAGAAGATAACTCAGCTAATTTTGAATCAGTAATTTGAGCATCACTAGGTTTTAAATAACTTGCAAAATCTTCTAATGTATCAAGAGTTTCTTTTTTAACTTTTGGATCTGCTTTGATTTTCTTTTCAGCTTGACCCCAAGCTTGAGACCATGATTCTAATTGTGAATTAATATCATCTCTTTGGGCTGCAGAATAAATTAATACTGAACCAGCATTATCTCTTTGTACAAATAAATAATCTACTCTAAATGTTGTAAAACCTTTTACAACAGATTGGAATAAAGCAGCATTTTTAATCTTAGTAGGTAATGGTCCTGACTCTAATAATGTTTCTACAGATAAACCAAAGTCTTGTAGTAATCTTGTTACAACGGCACCAGTCTGAGGATTATCTAATCCAAAGAAGTACATGTTCTGTAACATCTTTTTAGGGTCATCAATATTCTTAACAGCTTTTAATAACCCATTATAAGCAGATACAAAATTTATAGGAACAATTAATTTTACCCCAGGTTTTAATTCTTTATTACCAAAGTAATCAGTCTCTGCTATTGTTGTTGTAGCCAAGTAACTTCTTAAACCTTCAGACAAAGAACCAAAACCACCAATCATAGACGCATCCATGTTGTACTGTTCTGTATTTCTTAGACCAACTTGTTCTTCAAAGTATTCATTGTTATATTCTTCTTCTTCAGTTTGTTTAGTTATAATATTTAAAACTTTAAATACTTCACTTTTTAACTCATCAGAAAAATTATAAAATACTTCAGTTATTTGAGGTAAGAATTTTTTCTGTTCATCTGAAAGATTTTGATTTGATTCATTATCTTCATCATATAAAGCAGCAAAATCATTTATAACATTATCAAGTATATCTCCACGTTTTACATTAGGATCTTTTACTTTTGCAATTTCTTGTATATACATAGCAGCTATACCTGAAACCAAAGGTTCAGCAATAACACTATCTAAGAAATAGTATCCAACTTTATTGTTGGCATTCTGTTCAGTATCATATGGTATTAATGCATTAGCTTCTAATGATATACCGGTCATCAAACTATTGACAAATTGATTTGAACTTATTGATGCTGTTTTGAATTTACCCGCATCAATGTTTTCATATAAAGTAAGTAATTGATTCTTAGTAAAGGACTGGAATACAGATTTAATCCACTCCATAATTCTAGTGAATAAAGACTTAACAGCAGAATCCGTTTGAGTTGACTTTGCATTTGTTTTAAATTTCTCAAATTCATCAGCTAAATATTCTTCATAGTATTCTTGTTCTAATCTTTCACGGCTCATGTCAGAATAAGTATCAGCTGAGTTTTTGAATCTTTGCAATTCAGCCTCAAAGCTTTTACCTTCTGCTCTTAACTTAGCTCTTACTTCTTTTCTAGCAATAGTTAAGTATTTTTTAATTTCTGCATCAGTTAATAACATTCTAAATACACCATGAAATGCTTCATGATATTTAAATGGAGATTTGGCTCCTGTAAATAATGTTCCATTAACAGTTAATCCTCCACCTATATTATTAAGACCTAATACAAATGCACCAACACGCACTCCCCCAGCTTTAAGATTATTACCTAAAGTCTCAATATCTTCTATTGATATAAACTCAGGAAGACTTGCAGTTGCCCATTCTGTAAATACATCAATATCTTCAGCATCAACAACAGCATCTTGAACAGAAACTATTTTGTTAGCTTCACTTTCTAATTTTTTTCTTTCAGCTAAAAGATCTTGATATTCTTTGCTTTCTTTTACAGCTTTAATTTTTGCTGCACCAACTAATCCTTCAGTAAGTTTTGCTTTTAAAGTATCTAGTTGTTCTTTAACACCTTCTAGTTTATTTAATCTAACACCATTTCTACGTGCAGCAATATCATCTACATTGATGTCTTCAGGATTAATGTTATCTGTATCAAGTGCGTCTGCCACCTCTTCAGGTGTTGCAGCTGTTGTTAATTCAGGACCTTTAGGAATTGGATTTCCTTGAGCATCTGTAAATGTTTCTGTTGGTGTAAAAGTACCTTGTGTTGATACTGGTATATTTCTAGCAGCTTGAATAAATGCAGAATCTCCAGACAATTCAATCTTACTATTAGATGCAACTTTAGGTGCAACCTCAGTTGTTGTTTTTTCAATTAAATCATTAGCAGATATATCTCTTGGAAAACTTTCTCTAAAGTTTTCAGGAGTAATCTTTATTCCTACAGCTATAGCTCCAGGTAATGCATTAAAATCATCTAACAAAGTTTTAAGTTGTTCATCAACAGATGTCTTTGCAGTTGGCTTTAATCTTGCAATACCTAATTTTTTCTTATTGACAGTATCAAATAAATCTAATTCTATTTTACCCCAAGGACTAACTTGAAGAGAAATTTTATAGCCGTTTTTTGTACTAACAAATATTTCTTTAGGTAAGTTTTCATTGTAATCAGAATTAAAGTTTGTCTTAAAAGAATCAGATTTTTCTGGATTTTCAATTAATGTTGATTCAGCTTTATTAATTATTGCTGTAAACTTTTCCATTAAAATTGCTTTATCAATAGATTTAGCTTTTAAGTTAACCACTTTATATTTGCCATCAGGCATTAATACAATTGCATTATATGCATCTTGACCGCTAATAAGTTTTGCTAAATCTTGTTCACTTAAGTTTGCTTCAACTTCATTTATAAGTTGTCTTCTTGCTTGACCTTCAAGGTTTGATATAGCTATTTTAGTTCTTTGAAAAGGTTTGACAGGCTTACCTTCTTCATCTCTAACTATTTCTGATTGATAAATTAAATAGTTACCATTTATATCAGCAGCATTAAATTGTAAATCAGTCAATGACTTTGGTGATTTATCATACATCATTACAGCTTCTTTATATACAAAAGATAAACCATTAGGTAATTCACTCATTGGTATAATACCATTTGGATACTTAGCTACTAAACCAGGTAATGCTGCACTCAATACATTATTTAAAGCAAAGTGATCTTGAGCACGCTTTAAATCTGTTTCAGGATTTTTAACCATTCCTTCTGGAAGGTAGATTATGTTTTTGTATTCATCCATTGTCATATTGACTGGATCAATAACAGTACCTTGAGAATTTGTAATTATAAAGTTATTATTTTGCATAAATGCAAAAACACCATTTGTAGAAGTACTTTTAGTTAATCCCATTTTTTCTACAATAGCATCAACTTTAGATTGAACTGCAGGATTAGCAATTCTTATTCCTACAGAATACTTTGCTCTTACTGTTTGAATGTATGGATTTGCTTCTTTACTACCAGGAATAAATAAAAGAGGACCTTCTGTTCCGCCTTCAGGATCTAAACTTACAACTAATTCTAAATCATTTACTTCTTCTGGTGTTAGCACTGACATAATTAAATTATATCTTGCTATTGCTTGTTCATTAGTTTCTGTCCAATCATTTGTACTACCTTCAACTTTATTTCTATAAGGATATGGTTGAATAGGTTCATTGATGCTTAATCTAGCTACATTATTAGGTAACAGTTTAACATTTAAATCCTGAACACTAAATAACTCAGCAAATTCTTTAGCTGTAATAGGTTGAGTAGATCTTTCAGTATCTTTAATTATTGGACTAATTTCATTAGATGGAATTATTAATAATTTACCATCTTTTTTAATTTGTTTAGGGTCACTTAATATAATAAATTCTAGACCTGTCTTATCATAAATAAGTTGTCCATAATTTAAAGTTGCACCAGCAAAAGTAAATTTAGTGCTATCAGGTATTAAATCATTTAAAGCTTTTTGCATTTTAATACCTTCAGCTTTATTAGCTTCATCATATATTCCTAATGTAGGAATACCATATCTGGTTAATGTTTCTTCATCTAACGGTTGTTTATATTGATCAACCAATTGATATGATGTAAAAGCATTGCCTTCTGGATCAACTGTATTCAATTCAATTAATGAAATAACATTTCCTTTTTCAGCAACAGTAGCACTTTTATTTCCTTCAATGCTTTCACCTTGTGCTGGCAATAATTCAACTTGACCTGTAATATCTTCAATAGTTAATCCAACAGCATTTACTACTGACTCAACTAAATCATTTGTTTTACCTTCTTGGCTTTGTAACCATGACAATAACTTACTTTCACTTTCAATTTCTTGTTCTGTAAGTGGGTTGTTTGGGTTTATAAGTAAATCATTTTCTACCCAGATTCTTTTAACTGCAATGAATGATGCTCTAAGATTTTTACCACCATCTCCACCAATCCATGCTTCTAAAGACATTGGTTTTTTACCAGCTCTTGTTTCTTTAGCTGAATATTTATCATAAGCTTTTTTAACGGCATTGTCTAGAAGAACTGAATTTTTAACTGATACTTGAGTAGTTATTCCAGCTGACACTAATATATCATCTACATCAGCTCTTCCTTCTTCAGCAACCTCTTCCTCTTCTTTAATTTCTGCCTCTACTTTTTTATCAGGTCTAGTTTGCTCATAAGTATTTAATAATTCTTGGATATTAGCTAAACCTTCTGAATCATATCTGGTAATGTCTTCTCCTTTTTGATTATAAAATGTTTTTAAATATTTACTGTCTCCAGTTTCTAAAAACATTTTCATTTCAACATGGTTAGGTATATATCCTAATTTTGCAATTTGATTAGCTAATTCATTTCTTTCAATTACATCAGTATAATCACGTACTTGTTTTTCAAATATTGCTTTTCTATTTTTAAATTGTTCCTGCATTGCTTCAGCAGATCTTTCAGATAAATCTCTAAATTTTTGAGGGTTGTTTAAATACTCAATTGCTTTATCATAAACCTTAGCTCTACCTTTTAATGCAGTATAATCTACAATTTGTTTTAATGCATTATCAATAGCTTCTTTGTTTACAAATGAGCCAGTTGCTTGAGCCATATGTTTAACATACTTTTCAAATTCTTTTCTAAGTAAACTAATTTTTCTTTTATCAAAAGAACCATCTTTGTTTTGGTTCTCCATTACTATATTTTTAAATGCAGACAGTCTTTCTATTCTTTCTGTTTTTTCTTTTATTTTATCAGCATTAAGTTTTGTATCTCCAGATAAAAGCAAAGCTTCTTCTGTTAACATTTGCATTTCTTTATCAATAGAAGCAGGATCTAATAATACAGTTAAATCATTAGCAGCCATGTTTTCAAACAATGGATCTGATGTTAGATTTTGATAAATACTATTTGATCTTTCTAGTGCTCTAGTAAAACCATCTTGGGTAAACATATAAAGATATCTTGCATGTTCCCAAGCAAGATTATTTAATGTTTCTTGTTCCCATTCTCTTGTACCTTTTTCAAAAGATTTAGGATTAAATGGATTTGGATATTGATCTTTTGATTTTTCATATACATCTTCAGTTTTATCAATTTGATTAACCATACTTTGAAGACGCTCTCTTATCTTTCCATTTTTAATCTCTGATTTGCTTGAAGGAAAAGCCTCAGCTAAATCTTGATCAGACATTTTCATATAATCAGTTAACTGATCTTTAAATAAATAAGCACCACCTGTTGATAGTACAGTATGTATTTGTTGAAACTTAGCAGCATCTGTCTCATCAACAAAATTAAATTTATCATTAAGAATAGCAGAAATTGTTTTTTCTTCAGATATTGCTTTCTGTATTAAAAAGTTAAATCTTTTTTGATCAAATATTGAATTTGGATCATTAGCTTGCGCATTCCAAACTGCATTATATGTATCTACTACAGATTTAATATAAGTTTCTTTTTGTTGTTTATACTCTGCATATTTTTCTGGATTAGAAACTCTTTGATATAATGCAGGAACTCCTTGGAAAAATAATTTTTGTGGGCCAGATACTACACCACCCATTAAAAATCCTGACATAAATGTTTCAAAACCTTGAGCTGAAAATTGCTCACCTAATCCTGCAGTAACAGATGCTTTATATAATTCTGTACCACCAGCTAGTGGATCCTTTAATAGAGTTGTATAATAATTTTTAGTACCTGCAGAAATAGCTTCCTGTGTAACTTCTTGAATACCTTCCCCTAAGTTAGCAGCAAAAAATCTTAATGACCCTGTACCTGCTTTTGCTAAATTACCTTTAACACCTGCGTTACCAATTGTTGTCATCAAACCTTTAAATCCTGTACCAGCATCTTTAAACGGATTTAATTTACCTGCAGTTTTAATAAGTCTACTTGGTATGTTTACTGAATTTTCACTAAATACCCTACCTAATGATTTATTAAAACCACCTAATGAATTACCTAAAACTAATTTGTTTGTTAAAAATATAGCAGGCATATTATGCATTGTAGTTGCAAATGCCGCTTTGTGTGCATTTGCGCCAATTTCTGCTGCTTGTTCTGGAGTAACTGGTAGTCCATTATTTTCAGCAAACTTAATGGCCATTCCTGTTTTAACCATATCATTGTAAACCATACCTCCTTCAAGCTTGCTTTCTGATAAAGCTAAATTTAATCCTCTAAGATCTCTATAAAATGAACCAGCATATTCAGATGCTTTAGCCATATTAGTTAAGTTCTGAGCAAGTACTTCAGTAGTATGCAATCTATTAATAGCAGCTATAGTTTCAGGAGCAAAAATACTAGCAACAGCTTTACCTCCCATTTTACTAGCTGTCCAAAAATCTTTTGCTGTGTCAATACCTTTTAAAGTATTCATCATAGTTCTTCCTGAACTGTACATTCTACCAACAGTAGTTGCTTTACCAACAGCTTGAGCTAATCTTGCAGCATTAAGTGCAGTTCTTCCAGCTACAAGTGGTGTAGCTCCACCAAAAGTTACAACTTCTAATCCGGCCATTACAAGTTCTTCTAATGCAATTGAACTAACAATACCAACTGTATATGCAGAGTTTAGTAAAAGGTTATTAGTAAAACCTAAAACACCACCTCTACTTGAATTACCAATTGCCATTGCATCTTCAAATTCATTTGCAGATTTTAAATCAGTTACCATGGATCCTCCACCAATCATATCACCTATTGATCTATAACCACTCATAAATCCTGTACCAACCAGGCTTCCAAATTGACCCCACATTCTACTCATATCATCATAGATAGTTGAGTTAGCATTATAGTAAGCTTCATTATCAGCATAAGGTTTCCACCCTAAAGTTTGAAATTCAGGATGCTCATAATAACGTTTAAAATTAGTTTGAAGCATACTTGAAAAAACAGGGGATGCAACACCTCTTCCTGGTACTGCATCTGCTTCACTTCTTTGAAAAGCATCTTTTACACTTTGTGTCATCATTCTGTGAAATCCACCTGGTTCTTGTAAATTTGGTGGATTTTGTTGTAGAACAGGATCAAATGTATTTGTAGATAATGTAGGTCTTATTGTATTAGCATTAGCATTTGATCTAATACCTGTCAAATTAATCATAGGTCTTAATGACTCTACTTGTTCAAATTGAGACATATCCATTTTACCCATAAGAATCTCAGTAGCGGGAGTATTAAACATTTCCCTTACAGATTCAAATGAATTATCTTTTGGAATGACACTTTCTGATGTTTGATTATCTAAAATTGTTTGCTCTAAACTATTATTTTTAACTTGATTTTCCATACAATATTAGATGTATTATTTTTTGTAAATATAATTATTTTTTATTTCCCTTACCGTTAACAGCAGAATTTTTATCCCAAGCTGTTCGTTTAAATTTTTTAGATTTTCAAAATTTTCTTTCATTTTTGCTATTTGTAAATCTATTTTTTCAGCACTATCAAAAGGACTTATATTTATTGGTATTTGTTCCCAATCACTTGGAAGATATGTTCCGTCAGGTTGATAAATGTTAACCTTATATGTAGCATAATACTGTTCCGTACCTGTTTTAACAATTCTATATGTTGCAGTTGGTGTCATACCATCTACACCAGGATACATAAACTCAGCAAAGTTTTTACCACTTGCTTCAACAGCTGCCAAAACAGCAGAAGTATATTGTCTAGCCTTTGGATTTATATCTAAATTTTTATCAAACACCATACTAATACCATTTTTCAATTGGTCTACTTCTGGTTTACTAAATAAACCATACTCACCAGTACCATCATCTTTACTTGTACCTTTAATTTTACTAGCCAACCATTCGTTAAAACCATTAATAGTATAACCAGCTGTAGTTTTTTTACCATCTTCAGGGGATCCCATAACAGTACTATAAGAAATATTACTTCTTGGTGCAATAGCAGCTGAGTTACTACGTTTAGAATTACCTGTCCAAGTTCTCATATCTGCTATATAAGCATTGTAAGCTCTCTGTGCTAACTCTTCATTTGCTATAGGTTCATTACCTTTTTTATCTGATAAATTTCCAATAACAAAACTAACATTCTTACCTTCTGATTCTAACATTCTTTTTTGACGCATCATATAAGATAATTCACTTTGTCCTGCAGATGTTTTTGATAATGGATCTATAGCAGATCTATAAACAGGAGACGTAACCATATCAGATGCACCAGTTCTTCCATTCATAAAACCTTTATAAGTACCAGTTTCAAATTCACCATACTCACTTTCATGACCAGTTAAAGCACTATTAGTTTTTTGCTTAATCTTATCATATACTAAACCAGCTTCAGCTTCAATAGCACTCATATCTAATTCAGTAACAGATTTTGTACGTTCTCTTTTTTCAATTCCACCTTGACCATCTCTAACAGTATAATATTCACCAGTTCCTTTTTGAACAGTGTGCATGTAGTTACTATTATTTGTACCTGTATCTATAGTCCAAGGTAAATTAACATTCTTTACTTTTCCTTTTTTAGCAAGTTCAGCAACATACTTAATATATGCGGGCTTAGACATTTGTTGAGATACCCCAGATGGTAAAGTTTGATATATACCAGGCATACCACCATTTTCCATTAAATTTTTTACATCTGAGTCTTCACCTTTAACAAGTGCAACTGCAGCATCATGTGTTTTTTTATACCTATTAGTTAAAGTTTTTACAGCCATCTTTTGTATTTCAATATCACTATTTAAACCTTTATCACCAAATATTTCCTGAATTAACATGCCATATTCTTCTGATTCAGATTTACGTGGATATTTAGCCATTTCTTCTTTACTACTTAATATTTTTATTTTTTCATTATACAAATTTTGGATATCTGTTTGATATTTATAAGTACCATTTGAATTTTTTTCTCCAAGTTTATTTTTTATTTGATCTATTCCACCTGTAAAATTTTCACCTTTTATTTTTATTGTATATTGTTGAGTGGCTTCATTAGCAGCATTTATGTTACCTGCAGGATTTAAAAGTTTTAATATACGTGTAATCTTATCTAATTGTTTACCATCAGTTTCTGCTACAGCTTTATCAATATCTTCAATAAGTTTTCCATTCATATCTGTATTAGCATCAGGTAAATTATCTTCACCAATATTAAATTCAGAATTTGTAGCATCACCTACTATGGCCTCTTGAGCACTTGCTTCCATTTCTTTTTGTAATTCACTTGCGCTTTTTGCACCAACAATCTCACCTTTAGCATCAGCTAATGCATAATCAATATCTCCTTGAAGTATTTTTAATTCTTTAGCATTAGCATGTTGTTGACTAATTTTAGCCATATCATATTGAAAGTTCTTTTGATCTTGAACTAAAGGGTTTACCTTTATTGTATATTCAGAATCTCTACTAGCAAACTCTGCTGCTGCAGCATCTATATCTCTACCTATGTTACCCGCCTGATAAAGACGGTATGCTTTAGCCAATGTAGATTGAAAATCTTTTACTGGTTCATTAGATAACTGTTTAACATTTTGTCTAGCTTCTAAAGCAGCTTTAGTTCTTTCATACATAGAAAGCTGTTGGTTCTTTGCTTTGTCATCATCTGATCCGGGAACTATACCATTGCTTTCTTCAATATTTTTATAATTATCATTTATAGCTTTTTGTTCAGCTGCTTGAATACTTTCTTTTTCTAAGTAGTATTGATTCTGTTCAGTTATTCTATTGATTGTTTCTTCAGCCCATGCAGCTTGTCCTTGTTCTACAGTAGCAAATTCACCATTTGCAATTCCTTCTGCAGCACGGTTTCTACTTCTTACAAAAGCTTGGTTCTTATAGAATCTTTGGATTCTAGGATCATTCAATAATGCTTGTTCAATATATGCTTTTGCAGCAGGAAATACTAAACTACCATTTTGTTGTATGATAATCCAATCTCCCTGAGTGCTGTCCTTTTTCATTTTTAAAGGTGGTTTCATTTCACCTAAAATCTTTTGAGCCATCACCATCATATTAGCACCTTCAACAAATTGAGGTAACCCCATTTTCATTGCTTTATCTGGAGCTGAAGTAATGAAGTCTTCCATATGATATTGCAATCCTCTTACACCATCTTCATTGTATTTCATTCTTTGTTCTTGATCAGGAGAATCAATAAGTCTATTTGCATAATCCATTTCCTTTCTATAATTGGAAGTATGCATTATATCACTTACTATTAAATCATCTTCAAAAAATGGAGCAAATACAGCTTGTGCTGAATCCGCATTTTGTATCATTGATAAATCCATCCCTGCAATTTTCTCTAAAGATGGAGCTATTTGATTTATGTATTGATCTCTTTGTTCTTTGGTATCTGTTCTAGACAAATCTGCATAAACAACCTTATTGTAAAGGTCATTAGTTGCCTTCCAATTAGTGTTATATTTATCCGTTCTTACATCAAGTACAGCAGACAAGAATTTATAGTCTGGTGTAAACGGTTTGATATCTGGTAAATATGTTTCTACTCCTGGTACGTATGTTGCCATAATTGTAAATTACTAAAATTTATTAAGTTTAACAAGATAAATCATAAAACTTTTAAAGTTTATGATCCCATCTTTCCTGTATAGAATGGTACTATCATTCTTTTTATTTCTTTTCCTGACTTACCTTGAACATAACCTTGAGGGTTACCTCTTCTCTGCATTTCTAATTGTGCATTAGATATATCAGGATTGTTATTTGCCATTTGCCCAGGATATAAAGCTTTTATAAGTTCTGCTGGCATTTCTTCACCCGTCTGTCTTCCATAGTCTGCAACTTTATCATAAAAGTTTTTCATTAAATCTGGTTGTGGTCCAACTTTCTGTAATGCTTTTCCATTCTTATAATAAATAGGACCTCCTGTTGTGGGGTCAATTGCATAGTAATCATAAGTTGAATTTAGATTATATGTATTGGCTCTATTAGTAAGAGCTGTATTAAATAATTCATTTTGTTTATTAATTTTCCAGTTTTTAAAGTTATCAGCATTTTGTAATGTTTTTTGTGTATTATCATAAACATTCATATTTCTGCCTTGATTAATTTCATCAACTTTCATATTTAATTGTGCTTGCATTGGGGCTACTTGATTCATAATACCAACATCATTAGTGTTAACTCTATTGATAGCTTGTGCATTTGCATCCATTGCTTGACCCTGAATATTTGAATTAGCAACAGCTTGTGGTCCACCAACAGCACCTAAAGCATTAGCCATAGTATTTGCAGCTGCTGAGTTTGCATTAGCCGCTCCTCTCCAATCATCTAATACATAATCTATTTTAGCTGGATTCATATCTGGTGCCCATGGTAAATATAAATTATCATCAATTAAACCTAATGTATCTAAGTTATTAATATCTTGTGCCCACCATTGTCCTTCAGGTTGTTTAAAATTTTGAACTCCAGGAGCCTGTAAAGGATCTCTTGGATCTGGTGGAACATCAACACTAAAGGTAGCATCACCAGGTTCAACAGCACCAACTTTAAAACGCGGAGCATTATAAGTATGTAATCCTAATCTACTATCAAAATCTTCTCCTGGTTTATAACCTTTAGTTCCTTTTTGTTTCCAATATGGAACATAATCTTTATCACTACCAAATACAGCAACGTGTTCTTTTTTTCTAGTTTCTTCAGCTTTCTTTTGAAATTCTCCCCATTGTTTATCTTTACCGTCTTTATTATAATCAAACCCAGGTATTGTTGCTACAACATCTCCCCATCTATCCATAAAATCAGCTTGTGATTCTGGAGTTTTTATATCTGCTGAACCAAATACCCCATCTACTTCACCTTGTACTTCAGGTCTATTACCTTGTGATAATCTACCGTATTGATAAATACCTTTAGAATTTTCTTGAAATGCTTTTCCTTCACCTGTAAGATCTTCACCATAAATAGATACACTACCTGTACCTTTTTGATTTTGACCAGAAATTTTTTCTTTAGCTAATTGTGCTTCTTTATCTGCTTTAAATTTTGGATCTTCAGTTTCAATCTTTTTAAAATCATATTTTTGTTTACCATCTTCAATAGCACCTTTAGTAACTGCAAACTTACCAGAGTCAATCATCTCTTGTGCTTTAGCATAATTAGGATGATCTTTAGGAAGTGGATTAACTGGTTTTTCTTTACCATCTTGATACATTCCTATCTCTCTACCATATCTTGCCATGCCTTCATTAGGATCACCCATAGCCATAACATCCTCATCAGCCATAGATAAGTCTTGCATATTAGGATCTTGCATTGAAGGATCTTCAAATGGTTGTTCTTCTTGTTGAGGTTGTTGTCCATCAACTTGAGCCATCATCTCTTGTAGCTGAAGTAATTGTTGTTGTTGTTCTGGATCTAAAGCAGCAAATGCTTTCATTTGTGCTTGTTGTTTTGTAATGTTTTCTACCTTAGCAGTAAACTCAATTGGATCTTCACCAATAGAAACTAAATAAGGATGAGCTGCCAAAGGCACACCATCTTCAAATTTCTTTTTAAGTTCTTGACCAAATGCTAATTTAGATAAACCCATCATATTTTTCTTTAACATGAGTTCAGAACTACGTGCAGTAATTTCATCTGCAAATTGATCCTTCATTGTACCGTAGTATTTGTTAAGATCATACCTTTTAGATATTTGTGCAGGAGTCATTTTTGATTTACTTTCAATACCATACTCAGCCATTTCTTCCTGATTAAATCTCATCTTATCTGTATCAGAATAGATAAAAGATTGCTCTGGTAAATACATTGGTACACCACCTTTAGAGTGTCTTGGTCCAGTTATATTATACAAACCAAATTGATTATCATCATTTAAATCAGTCAATACAGTTTCACCACCTTCAGCTTCAATATTTGCTTTGTCCCTAGGAACACTAGATAAACTATATCTAACAGATTCATCTCTTGTAGTATTCATATTAGCATTATTGTAATACTCTTGAGGTAAAGTAACCAAACCATAACCAGCCTGATCACCAGTTACCCGGCCACCATCTCTCATCATTTGGTCTTCTTCTATTTTACCATTAACTAACTTGAAGCCTGCAGGTAAACTATTTATTTTAATTTTTGCCATAGTTATAATATTTCAATGTCAGCTCCCGCTGCAATTAATTTTGCTAATAAATTTGAATCAACATTTACAGTACTGTTTTCACCACCATACTTGCTCATATATAAACCGGTTGTTCTATCTCCTTCACTACCTGCCGTTCCTGTATTAACATCCCATAATCCTCTTTTATTGAAAGGATCTTCTGCAGTAGCATATTGATAATCAGCACCTAACTTATTAAAGTTATCTTCTCTTGCTTTGTTTACATTTTTATCTCTAAAATAATCATTAATAACATCAGCACCTTTAACTGCAAAGTTAGACAATTTTCCATAACCTTGTACAGCAGGACTATCCAAAAATCTATTAAAGCCACCTTCAAGTTTATTTGTTCTTTCTACTGTTGGTGATTCAAATGTAGGACTTGTTGTGTCTGTTGAATCAACAAAAGGAAATGTTGACGCAGCTACTCCTTGTTGAGGAGTAAACATATTTTGCATTTGTTGTTGTTGTGGAGTTAATCCTAATCCTGGATTTTGATTTTGTAATTTTGCATCTGCTACAGCTTTTGTATCTTGAGCATAATTAGTTTGACCCATATTCTTAAAGTAATTTAACATGTCTTCTTGCTGTGTTGGATCATAAAAAGCATTTTGATCAACCATTCCTGATAACCAATTTGGAAGACCAACCTGAGCTTTATCTAAAGAACCACCATCTTTGAACCCTTGTATAAGATAAGATTCATAATCAGATTTAAGTTGTGCTTCACTTTTACCTTGATTTCTTATAATATCTCCTGTAGAATACCAATCTTTAAATGATTTTTGTGGTACATTAGGTGGAGTACTAGAAGGTGCAGCAGCCATTATTGATGGTTGTGTATTAACCATTGCTGGAGCAGGTTGACCTGTATTTCCAGTAGGTATCATTGAATTTTGAGCAACTTTATTAATACCCATATATGTATTATACTCATATGGATTATTTGCACCGGGCATATATGACATACCATTACCTTTTTCATCAATACCCATTCTAACTCCAGCAGGATCATCTTTACCACTCATAATCATAGCTTTGGTATCTTTATCCATGCTAGCTAAGTAGTTATAATCTTTACCTGCTATTGCATTTTTTTGAGCAGCTGAATTATAAATTCTTTCATCTATAGGTCTACTGCTAGTAATAGAATTATAAGCATGAGTTTTAGTATCATAGTTAAATCTAGAATTACTTGCTACATCTTTACCATATTGATCAACTGTTCTTAAGTTACCTTCACCTTTTGAAGTATTGTATAAATCTGTATTATCAGCCATGTACTTATTTGGATCATTGGCATCTTGAGTAACTTTATAGTTATAGTAGTCACCTTTACTTGCATCTCTTATTGCAGATTTTTTATCACCATCTCTAAAGAATCCATCTTTTACACCATCTTTATTTTCATCAGCACCACTTAAAAATTCTTTATAACCACCATATGCAACAGCAGCAGCTTTACCTAAACTAAAATTATCATTGGTATATTCATATTGCATTGGATTAATATATAAAGGTGCTTTTTGCCAATTCATACCTCTATTACCTACTGCTACATTATTAACTGCTCCTACTTTACCTTGAGGAACACCACCCATTTGATAATTTTCACCACCATCTTCTTTTTTCCAACCAGCAGCATTCTTAGCAAAGTTTGCCATTTTAACTATAGCTGGTGGATACTCATTTGTATTTGCCATAACTTTACTTGCAGCCTCTTGTGCAGACATACCGCGTGCCTCAGCCCATCTAGTAAACTTACCTTCATTTTCAGGTTTAATTTCTATTCCAGATTTACCCATAGACATTCCAGCTTCTTCAGTTTCTTCTAATGACATATCATCAGAATGCATGCTTTCATCTTCAGTTAATTCTTCTGGACTTTGATTTAAATTATCAACAGGCATTGATTCACCACCAACTTGTTCTTCTGGTTGTTGACCTTGACTCATTTGTTCAAACAAAGACATAATGTCATTTTCTTCAAAACCATTCATCATCAAAGCCTGACCAATGGTTTGTTGATCAACTTGTTGTTCAACTAAAGCCATAACAACTTCAGCAGGATTTTGTCCTTGTCCTATTGCTTGAGAAATAAAATCTGAAATTTGTTGTATAGCAGGATCTACTGATTGTTGTTGCTGTTGTGCCTCAACTTGTTCAGTCATCTGTCCTCCTTCTTGCTTTAAACTTATATTGTTTACTTTCACGTTATCTAGATTATATATTATTAATATACAAATAAATCAACAGATTTACTAATTTTTAAGGTTTAAGAATTACCTACAATATACGTCATTATGTAATTGGATGCAGACATTCCTAACTCTTTTGCTTTAGTATAGTAAATCCTATTTAATTTATCATAGTTTTTTATTGCTTGTTCTTCATTACCAATATTACCTTTCACATAGTCTTTATACATGGTGATATTACCAGAGTTTAATTGTCCACCAAGTTCTTTTTTATTAGCAATAGCACCTCCCATTTTCTTTTCTATTGTCAATCTAGTATATGCTTGCATCAAAGGTCCTAGTTTTGATTCACCACCATTTCTAAAACCATACAATTTTGTAATTGGTTTGTTTTTTTGATTACTTAATGCTTTAGAAAAATCAGTGTTAAAGGTAGTGTTTTTTTGTAATAGTATATCATTAATATAATTTCTTGATTCTTTAGGTAATTTATTAACCCAGTCTAAACTATTATATATATCAACACCATCTTCCTTTAAATCATTTAATAAACCTGCAACATTACCTCTTCCCCAGTTATATGCAGCTAAAGTTTTAGCTAACCTTACTTGTTCAGACTGCCCTGGTTTATTGATAAAACTTGAATTATATAACTCATTCATTGAATACTTATGTACATCAGAATTTTGTTTCATATTAAAAGGATCTATTGTTCCTGTAATATTATTTGCTTTTTTATAATCCTTAATTACCTGATCACCTATTTGACCTAATCCTTTATAACCGGCAGGTGATACTGCTTTAGGATTAAATGTAGATTCTCTATATGCTTGTCTTACCAAAAGCTCTGGAGTTATACCTTTTGGTGCACTTGGTTTAGCAGTAGTAGTGGGTGCATCTTTTAATTCTGTTGTATATCTGGTACCTTTCCATAAAAAATCAGAATCACCTTCATTACGTGCTGCTCTAAAAGCTTCTTTAAATGTACCTGAATCATCATATCTAGATGTACCCCAGTTTGCTGGATTTAAGTATGCTGTCCATGAAGTGTCTTCAGTTTCTTTTCCTTTCTGAGCTTTTACCAAACCTTTGCCACCACACTTGTGACAATCCATAACATCAGATCCACCATCAGCAGCTTTCCATTCCCATCCACAGTTACCACATTTAACAGTTTTATCTAATAGACCACCACCAAGTTTCATTTTAGGTTTCCAAGATCCTTCACCAAATTTAATAGCAGCTTCTTTATCTTTACCAAATTCTATAACTTCATTTCTTTTTTTAGCTTCTTCATATGCTTCCTTCCATGGTCTATCTGACATGTCTACCCAATTTTTAGAATCATCAGCATAAGGAATAGAGTTTTGAAATAAAGTTGGAAATGAAAACCAATTACCTTTACCATCAGTTTCTGTTGCCATTATATGTGTTGACTCACTAACAACATTACCTTTGTCATCATAGTTTAATCTAACACCACGTCTTTTAGGAACTTCATAACCTGTTTGTGCTAGCAATGTTTCTGTTACTTCTGTACCAGGAAACTGATAGTCAAATCCAGGATACATAACTTGTTCATTACCTAGATTATCTACACCATGAATTGGTCCTTTTCTTAGAGGACTTCCATCTTTTTCTTTCATGGTTATAGAACCAGATGGAATAATGTTTACTTCATTATTCACATCTGGACTATCCATTCTAAATCCTTCTGTAGAGAACACTCCTGTAGTATAGACAGGTATTTCATTTGGCCCACCAGGTAACCCCCTAAGTTCTTTATTTTGCATATTCTTTTCCATTATCTCATTGATAAAAGTAATTTAGTGTTATTCAATCTTAATAACATCTTTCTATTTCCTGAATTAACTCTTCTTAAAATAACATTGTTATAATAATGTCTAAACTTCTTATGTTGTAATGGAGCCTTATTATAATTTAAATTTGTAGTATTTAAAAGTTTTATATATCCATTAGGTTGTGTATTCCATATAGCTTGTTCAGCATTTGTAAACTCACCTCTATCATTAGTAATATCATAGAACTGATTGAATCTATATTTTTGCTCAACCTTAGAACATAGTATATTAATACTGTTCCAGTTGATTATAGGATAACTCAATTCTAATACAGGATCATTATATGGTGTTGGAGTTAATTGTAAGAACCCAGACACTTGTTCATTATTATAAATAACAGATTGATCAAAATTAAAATTTAAATCTTCCCATCTGTCATCATTACAAGCATGTCCCATATCCCCTTTGTATACATAAGATTCTAATTGGTATTCCATACTTCTAACAGTGTTAACCATTTGTCCCGTATTAGAAACTAATTCTACTTCCCATGGATAATCAGTACCATAAAAATTAGCAAAGCTATCACATCTTACATTATGTCTCCAGAATGAACCAACTTTATAGTTAGCAGGTGTAGATTCATATTTATAAAAATTACAGATCTGTGGATTTGGATTCACATATGTTGGATCACCAAGTAAGTATACATCATCACAGTTTCCTGTTGTTGTAGTAACACTACCTGCAGGAGATTCTGGACATTCACAACTTACTTTTCTACATACCGGTGGTGTAATGTCATCACACACACCTGTTGGTGAAGTATAAAGACTTGTTGCTGTATTAAAAAATACTTTTGTATAACCAGGTGCGCATAAACAATTAACTGGCCCACCATTAACAACAGAGTTAATTTGATCTACTGTAACAATAGCCGGCTCATTAATATTAATTGATCTTTCACATAATCCATTAGTAGAATTAAAATTATACCCTGGAGGACATTGTGGTATAGTAGTAGCCATAGTCTTAGTAGTAAAGAAATGGTTGATACTAGGTAATGCAAATTCTGGATGCCAATCATGAAATGATATCCAAGCTTTGGCTTTAGGATCATAACTTACAGTCCAAGAACAATCATCAAAGAATATTGGATCACCCAATGTAATAGGATTTCTACTTGAACCATTATTTAATGTAAAACCTCTACTCTCAGCATATGAAACATTTGCAATATATGAAGCTTTAACTCTATAATCTTTTTTCATAAAGTAAACTACATCATCATTAGGGTCATAGATTGTTTGACAACCTACACCAACTACAGGATTATCTGATAATGGTGAAGCTTCTAATTGAGGAAATTGTTTAACAAGTTGAGATGGTAGGTATTTATTAAACCACCATTTCATTCCTTGATTAGAAATTGGATCCAATGTTTGACCTGTAAAATGAAATATTTTTCCTTGAGCTTGAGATATAAAAAACAAACCTACAGGTGTATTCATTACACTTCTTAAACTTTCACATGAACCATATTCATTTGATAAATCTGAATTAACTACATTTTGAAATGGTTGACTAAACAACCCTCCATCACCAATTGTAAGTTTAGTATCTAACTGAGTTTTTAAAGTATCTAAACCTTGAAACATTTGTGGAGATAAAAAAGGAAAGAAAATAATAGCCCCACTTTTATTAATTGGTTTTATTACACTTACTTTATCTTTAAAATCTTTATAGTTAAAAGGTAAGAATACTCTCCAAAAATCTTTTTTAGATTCCAGTTGTGCTTGTAAAGAATAGATTAATCTTTTTGGATAACTAACATAACAATTAGCAGCAACATAAGGATCATAATATCTTGGTTGAATTTCTCCAAAACTACTTAACTGTGTTACAAATTTAGATGGACTTAATGATTCATCATACTTATAAAAGTTGTCTTTCTTTTCAATCTGAGCATGAAACAATTCATCTACATCATTATAACCATATACATCATATATTCTTGCATCAGCTCTATCTTCCCAATCTCTATTAGCTAAGTTAACTTCAGACTCCACAAAGAAATCCAATATACCATTGACGTGAGTATACATATATGCATATCTCATAGCAAACTTAGGATTAGGATCACTACTATTACCAAAGATTGCGGTCAAACCACTAGCACAACTATTTGATCCTCTGTCTAAATAAAATAAATCACTAGGAAAAATAGCATCTAAATTACTAGAACTTATAAGACCTAAAGAAGCAATCTCACCAGCCAAAACACTCATATCAAATTTTTGAGAATTTAACCAAAATCTTGGATAAGGTATATTAACATGTTGAGAATAATCATATGTAAATTCATCTGGTTGCCCTAATAAATATTGTGCAAATATTGGCATAATAACTTTTTCAGTATATCTAGTAATAAATGTATCACCACCAAATATAGCTGAACTAGAATATTTAAAAGCATCAGGTTTAGTAGGATCTAAATATTCTACACAACCTCTCATTTGAACTTGCTTAATACCATCTAGTTGACCATACTGATTATCAAAATTAAATTTAAGAGCACCATAATAAGCTGATATAGGTGTTTTATGTTTAGTTGATGGATTAGTTATATTACCATCTGTAACATTAACACTACCTGTAGTACTAACGGAACCTCCAATTGTAAATCTTGATTTATCAATTACACTTGGTTCCGTTACAGGATTACTTAATGAAACAGCTACAGTAGAAGGTCTAAATAAATTATTAATTTTATAATTACCATTATCAAATGATTGAAATGATTGACCTAAATAATTTGAATCTGTATTTTTAATTCTAAATAATCCTGTATTAATCTTAGTAAATGAATTAAAAAATCCATAAGAATTATATTTAAATGCAAAATCAGACTTGTTAATTAAGTTATAAATTAATTCTAATATTTCATTCCCACCAATGGCTATATTAGTTCTAGACATAGCTTGAGCTACAAAGAATCTTACAATATATGGTAATGAAGATTCAGATGAATCATTTATTTGTGTATTATTTAATGAACCACCAATTGTACCAGGTGATGCACCAGCAAGAGTAACAATTCCCGCATTAACCATATCTAATGCATATGTAGCTATACCACCAGCATAAAGATCTGCTAAACCTATTACATCATTGAGTAATGCATTTAAAGCTATTTGACCAAGTGTTGAAGCTCCAGAAGCTATACCAGCTCCAGCAGCATTTACTACAAGATTTGCACCACCACCTGTTGTACCACCAGTACCAAAACCTAAATAAAAATCATTTGCTTGATAACTACCTTTAGCACCTTCAACAGTTTTACTTCTAGTACCCAGCATTTTATGCATAGCATATCCTACCCCAATAACAGCAGCAATGATTGCAGCACCATTCCTTAGTAATTTAAATTGTGGATGATCCTCAGAAGCTTTAAAATAACCACTTGAATTACCGCTTACATATCCATATAATCTAGTTTCATATGCATTAAGAAAAGGTTTGGTAAACATTAGATCAGGTGATGAAAATGTAAATACTTTTTTAGAATATCCAGAAGGATCTCCAGCTGTAGCTGGTGCTGAACCTAGAGGTCTAAAGCTGCTAATTGATCCTGAATAATTATCACATCCTTCTGTTCTATGAATAGAGTTGGCATTTCCATCATGAAAATAAACATCAGGTCTTAAATCATTATATGGATAATTAGGATACAATCCCTGAACAGAACCACCTATTAAGTTTTCTGCATTAGGTATAGTATACTTACGCATGTTTCTAAATAAACCTTTTGCTAAAATAGATTTGGCTCCTGCTCTTGAACCTCTTAGTATTTCATAACCTACTACATTAGTAATGTAAGTACCATCATTATTTTTTGGTCTGCCTATATTGGTAAATTCAACACCTAATAAATTAATTAAATCTCCATCTGTTGTACTTATATGCAAAGGTGAGTTTGCACCTCCTAATTCTTCAGTAGGAAACTTATGGTGTCTAATTGGTTTACCACAAAGATCACCCCATATGTCTGGTCTATTGGCCGGATATCTTTCTGTAGATTCCCAATAACCCATTTTACCTCTAGCAATAACCAATGAACCATCAGCTTGAACTTCTGTTAAGTTTTGTGCTGTAATACTTCCTGTATTATAAACTTTAAATAAAGGATCACCTGCAAGATCTAAAACATTATCACCATATATAATTTCATCCTCCATATATGTTCCACTAGGAGTTGTAAATGGTTCAGAAGCTCTACCCGGAATATGATAAGAAGAAGATCTTTCTCCTGTATTATAAATCCATCTAATAAAGAAAGCATATTGCTCATCTCTTAAGAACCCCATTTTATTACCACCTAAATGATAATAACTAGCATCTATTTCATTTGCTACCCAATTAACTTTAATTTGATTTGCTATTGGTTGATAATTAAAATCAAATTGAGTTACTGGTCCTTGTCTTATAAGCCAATCATTTACAACATACATTGCATTTGATTTTTCATAAGCAGGACTTCTTTGAGGAATTATTTTTAAATCTATAGCTAGTAAAGTATCATCTACGTAATCAATATTAATATCTTTTTGTTGTGTACTATAAAGACCTATCCTTTTAGCATATATTTGACCTTGATTTCTTATAAGTAATACTAATTCATAGTAATCATAATCTTCATCTAAATTGCTTAATTTAAGATTTAATGAACCTCCTGTACCAGAATGTGACCATAATGTTTGAATATTAGAAACACCAATATAATCAGTTACTCTTTGTTCATTTTCTGTATAAGCAACAAATGCTTGATATGCTCCATTTTGCAACATACCACCATCTATTGATTTAGTTAAACTAACACAAGGTGTATCTAATAAAGGAGCAAGTCTAATCTTTTCACAATTTAAATTTGCTTCATCTGTATAAGTAATACAAGGATCTCCAGGTGCAGATGATATTGTCTGAATCCAGGGTACATTATCAATATTTAATGTACGTGATGGGTTATTACCATCATCCCAATATACTTGCCAAGTACAATCAAAATTTTCTTTTGCTGCACCAGTTATTAAATGTTTTGTATTAAAGTTTAAACAAGGATCATTAACAATAACTTCATACTTACATAAACTATCATCAAACCTACCAATTTCAGAATTTACATTATCTGTAGAAAACACAACCCATTGATCTCCATATCTATGTATGGCACCAATAATTGTGTACGGTATTACACCACATTGTAAATTTGATGGTTCATTACCAATTACCCCTAGATCACCATCAGTAGAATTGTTTGCAGCATTACGTGCATGCCACCAACTTTCTTTTGGTTCCATAGCTTGTGTAACATCCTTATTCATTCCTTTTAAAAATGAATTAGTGTTTACAGAAGATGTTCCAGGATTTTGATTCTCTTGTGCCATAGTAATTTAATTCTTTATTGGTAAGTAGGATTATTTATACTACTTGATGTATTGATTCCTGTATGAAGTCTTGGATTATAAGGAGCATAGCTTTTAAACATATTATAATAATTATGATATTGAGCTCTTCTGTTCATTACAAAAACTTTTTGCATCTCAGCAAAATCAGGTGTATTTACAAATGATAATGCATTATTTCTTGCTGGTCTTAAACGTGTCTCAATTAATTGTAATTGAGGTGCAACCTGTTCTCCTTGCCATATCATATTTTCAAGTATTCTTTGTTTTAAGGCATACTCATAATATTCATTACAAAGAGGTTGATCAAGAACTAATAAGTCTCCATCAGGAGATTCCATAGCTCCTTGATAACTTATATAAACTCTACCACTAGTAAAGTTAGTCATTAAAAATCCATCAACTATTTGCGCAATATCAGGTGCTTGTGCAGCAAGGTCAGGACAAAAACAACTCTTTTGATTTATGTCTTGAATTTTTAATTCTGTCCAAGTACTATAAGTTCTATATTGATTTGGTGAAATTCTTTGAACTAACTGATAACTATTTTTATCTTCACATGTCTTAACAACACATACATCAGCACATCCTTCTCCCGTACTACATGCAGCAACTTCTCCAGGTGCTGGTACATAAGGTACATCATTGAATGTTTCAACATGTGTACCGGAAGGCATTGTTGCATTGATATGATATTCACCACAAAGAAATGCATAATTAATATATGCAAAATCTCTAGGTAATTGAGCTCTACCGTGTTCAACATCAATTATTGTTTCTTTAGTTCTATGTATTTTTAAACCTAATTCATAATTAATTTTAGTAGCAACTTTAATTAATTGTTGTGGTTCAATCATTCCTTCCAATGAATAAGATGCAAAGTCAACTGCAACATCTTCATATAGTTGAGTGAATGTTCTATATTTATGTGATACTCCCATTATCTATGTATGTTTTGTTTATTATCAGAATCTTCACTAGGTATCTTCATTGTGTTCATCATAATATTTATGATTTGAGATTCAATCTCAGCAAACATTGCTTCAGGTACATATATTGGTTGTTTATATCTTGGTGTGCAATCATCTTTTTCATCACAGTTCCACTTTGTAATATCATCATTAAATACACCTTCAACTTTGACAGCATCCCATTCAATATTAGGTGAATAAATGTAACCATTTAACCACCAAAAATATTTTACTCTATTATATTTAAAGGATGTTGTTTTAGTCATGGATGTATATACTCCAGGATATGTAGCTTGAAGTTCTTGTGAACCATCTATAGAACTTATAGTTCTAATCAGTGGACCCCAATAACCTTCAACCATTGATGGCAACTTAAGTTTTGAACGTTTAATGGTACAACCACTAGTTATTCCAGAACAACCCGCTTCTACTTTGTCAACATCAATCATTTCAACGTATGGAAGTGTTGCCCATACTGAGTTAAACTTCATTAGTTTGTTTAATGAATCTTGTCTTCTCATTAAAACTTGAGAATACTTTTCTATTAAACTGTAGATATATCTATCTGTTACAAAAGAATCTTGAACCTCAGCTTTAACCTGGCCTCTTATTCTTGATATTGCTTCTGCTATTATTATCTGTGACATTTTTTTTATGTTTCAAATTCATTATAAGACTCTAATTCTTTTTTGGTTTCTTTTGTATTCATATCATATAGATGTGCTACTCTATATTTATTTTTCATTACAACATACTTGGTCCAATCTTGAGGGTAAGTTTTAGCCACTCCCCTTTTAAATTCTCTGCATGCTGTAAATCCCCATAGCTCTCTATTTTTAAATCTATATTTTGTTGACCAGTTAGTATAAAATATTTTTCCTATGTTACCATCAGTTTCCCAATTTTTATTTTGTAAAACCTTACCATACTGTTGAGACAATGCATAATTTGTATTTACCGTTTTAGATGAAGGACATGTTCCAATAAACAAGTACCCCAGTGAATCAGGTAATTCTACACCATCTCTATTTTTAATTACTGCTTGCCATAAATTTACATTATATAGTTTTATTATTTTTTTTAATTTATCATTATCTATATTAGAATATAAAGGTTTTTTTTCTTTAAATTCTTTTATTGTTTCTTCATTTAATATACCCAATCTTTTTTCTCTGTATCTTGGTGCTTTTAAATCTGGTTTTTTAAAATTGTTAATCATATGGTTATATTTATAATTTACAAAAAAAAGACCACTTAATGAAATTTAAGTTGTGTCTTTATATTGATTGATGAGTTAATTCACATATATTCCCTAAAAGCGGATCCTGTAGTTCAAGTTTTCCTGATCTTCTGTTGCCAACATACTTATTACTATAATGATAGTAATCTGTTTTTCCTAAACTAGGAAGTGTCTTTTCTATAAATCCTGCTGTCTCATTAGATGTCATATATTCCACTTTTCTATCAGTATGAATATGACCTTTATACAAAGTTCTATTTGTAGTAACACCCCATTCTTTTGGATATTCTGATGCATATATTAATGGATTGTTCTTACTGGTTTTATCACCGTGTTCAAATGCATTAAAGTTATTATGCCATACATGTACTTTTCTTTCTTCATACTTTATATCCCATACTATATCTCCTTCATTATAAATAGATTTAGATAAAGCATGTACCAAATGGTGTGAGGATAATCTATCATGATTACCGGGTACATACACAACTACAAGTTTTTCACAGTATTGTTTGATATAACCTATAGCCCAATGCATTGCATCAAAGGCTTGCATGTAAGCATCTGTTGCAGACATACAATTATCAACAGGTGTTCCACTTGTTGTTGTACCAGCAAAAGTATCCATATTGATTAAGTCTCCGCCAACAACAAAATATAATACTTTAATATTGTGTGAGGCAGAACCTTTAGCTAATAAGTTTTTAATAGTATCTTCAAAATCTTTATCAATAGTTTCATTTCCTTGTTTTCCAAAATGTATGTCTTGTAAAGATATTATTCCACATACATCTTCTTTATCAGAACTATAGAATTTATTTGTAGTAGGTATTTTGTAAACCTTTGGTTTCCAGTTGTTTAAAAGATTAACTAATAAATCCTCTTTAGTATTTTCTTTAATTTTAGTTATTAAAGCTGAAACTCTCCAATGGTCCCCCATTTGTTTATTCCAATATTGTGATAACTTCCAAACTTTTGTATCAATTTTTAAAAGCTTAATTATCTCTTCTGCAGTTTTTGGTTCATATGTAAAAGAACCTGAAATTGTTGATTGACCTTTTTCTAAATCTACTGATTCTGTTATCTTTGAATCCTGTTTTGTATTAACTTTTTTAAATTTATTTAGAATTTGACCTTTAACTTTTATGTATTCTTCTTCTGATATACCTAATCTTGACGCGCAATAAGCTGGTGATTTTTTCCATTTTAATGACTCAAGTATTTTATTTTTTAAATAACTCATAGAATCTTTTTTAAAATTAATTATGTAAATGTAAAATATTTTTTATAATATTAGAGGTTTATTTAAAAAAAAAGAGACTGAGTTACCCCAGCCTCTTTCAACTCCTGTGACAGAAAACCAACAAACTATCACTCTTGTTGTTTTTTTTAATCTTATACTGCTAGTGTAGAAAATAAAATTTCTATTGGTTCACATGATCCTGAATTACCAGCATCAACCACTTTTACTTTATATGCTGTACTAGCTAAAAGGTTTGTTATTGTATAATTAAATATTGTTGTTACTATAGGTGTTGGATTAGCTAAAATCCATGCACCAGGAGCAATCTGTGTATTATAATAAATGTTAACTCCAGTGCTTCCGCTCCAAGTACCATTCCATAATACTGATGCTGTACTGTTTGTAATAACACCAGCATATACATTAAATGGATCATGCTGCACATCATTAGAAGTACAAGTACCTAAACCATTAGATAGTATCATAGCAAATTTTTGTATAATATAATCAAGTCTTTCACCTTTATTTATTTGAATTAATGATGCAGGATCTCCTATTTGAAAAGAAGTACCACAATAGCTAACACATTCAGCACATTGTATATCATCACATCTTTCACTACCAACACTACAGTCAGTATATGTACATGGGTTAGTTAATGCTGTATCAGCACAACCACATTTACTACTACATTTTGAACAATTACATGCCATCTTTTTATTTTATTTTATTAAGGTTGAGCACAACCATCAGTGATTAATGAATTTACTGTTGCTGTTGTATAAGATACATCCCATGCGCCATTTGTTGCATTTGCAAATACTCTCCAAGGATATGTTGTTGTTCCTCCAATTGGTATATAAGTAGCATCAACTCCTGCACCTAATACAAAACATTTAATACCTTCTAATAAACAAGTTTGAGCTAAAGAGTTTAATCTTGTAACATCTGTATCTGTAAAGTTATCATCATTTCCACTAGGTAAAACATCTGTATAAATTAATAAGTATTTTGCAACATTAGGTCTAAATGCTCCAGCAAACTGCAATGATTCTATAACAAATCCAATTGCTATATCTGTAGGTTCTGGTCCACCAGCCCCTTCACCTAATGGCCAATATACAGGAGGAGGTCCACCAGCAGAATCTGTACCGTTATAAACTTTATTTAATTGTGTTGTAAATGATGTCTCATTATTTGTAGCAAATTTTTCTACTGCAGTAATATATTGCCATCTACTTGCACCTGTATTTATAACTTTTTGATCTGCTGGCAATGCCACATAATCATTTGAAGTAAGATAAGTAGGTGTATTATCATAACCTTCATCTGCCAAAACTAAAGCCAATCTATAATCATTAGTTCCAGATGCTGCTTGTATTGTGCTTATAGTAGATGGTATACCCGCTTTAATTGTATCAATAGTTGTACCCATACTACCAGTATAGTCTACTATAAATGCAACATCTAATCCATTACTACATGCAGCAGCTGCACTTTGTGTTGTAAATGTTACTACGTTGGTTGTACAAACTTGTGTTTGACCACCTACTTGAACAGTCACTATAGTTTTATATTCAGTACCAGCCAATAATCCTGTAAAAGTATGAGTTACATCAATACCTGGAGAATTTTGTGTGTACGTTGCTACTAGAGCATTTGTTGTATTATTACGTATATCTATAATATACACAGGTGTTAATCCTAATGTATTTATAAATGTAACTGTAGCCTCTGTTGTTGTAATTGCGCTCATAGATGGTATTGGACAAGGTATAACTCCCGCAACAGATTTAACCACTGTGTCACTACATGTATCTCTACCATCTGTAACACAAAATGCTACACTAGTAGTTAATGCACCATAAGTATTTAAACCTGGTAAAGATATAGTAACACCGCTAGCAGAATTTTGTAAAGAAGAAACACTAACTGTACTTGTAACTGCAACATTATTACTATCTCTAATAGTAATAATTGTACTGCCAGCACAATCATTAAATGTTGCTGGAATAACTGATCCTGTTCCTGTTGTATTTTGAAAGTTAAAATTAAGTCCTGATATAACACCTTCACTATTTATTACTGTAGTTGTATTATAACCAAAAATTACACTAGCACAACCTGTAGGACAACAGTTAGTTTGAATACTTGAAACAGAATTATATAAATCACCTAAAACAACCCATATGTTCTGAACACTTTGAGCTAATGTAGAAGGATTATTATTCCACCCTGTTATAGAACCATATGATACTGAAGGATCAGCCAATGTAGTTGTTGTACCTAAAATAGTTGCTTGACCAATAGCAGCATTAATTGCAGCTGGTAAACCTACTGCTGTTTCTAATGCACAAAATCTTACTTCTAAAGCAAGCAATAAAACAGATACATCTGTTAATTGACCAACATTAATTATACATGTAGGAACTATTTGATTTTCTGCTACTTTTCCAGTGCATGGTAATACACATGCTTCTAATACTGATATTCTAGTATTATAATTACTCAGAGTTGTATTGATAGTTACTATTGCAGTAAGTATATCACAAACTTTATTTGCTATTAAAGTAGTAAATAAATCTAAACGTAATTGTGTTACTGGATTTCCTGATGCATCATTATACTGCAAACATGCAGGTAATGTCATTATAGGAAGATTAGCTTGAATATATTCACTACTTGGTTCTGCTAGCTTAGTATTATCTGCACATATTGCATTAATCATTTCCTGTAAAACCGGAACTAATGTAGTAGGTTCTGTGCCTGGTATATTAAGACATGATAAATCTAAACCAGTTAAGTTTGGATTAGCTTGAACACCATCTGTAATTAAGTTACATACTAATTCAGCTAACTTAGCTGTTACATCACTAATTGTATCTCCATTACAAAGATTTATACAATTGATATCTGGACCTTGCCAAATGACACAGTTGGATGAAATGCTATCACAGCCGTTTGTTGTATTGCTTGAATTTGTTGGTATCATAAATATTTTTTTTACTATAATCTAATAGTTTACTATAATCTATACAATTATAATATACAAAAAATTTTATAACCAAACAAGAAAGTTCAGTTATAAAATTTTTTATAAAATATTTATGTATAAGGGAATTATCCTAATGGATTTCCAGAAGGGTCAATTGGTTGAATTGTACCATCAGCTAAGTTAACATTAACTTGACCATACTTGTCTTCTAATGTTTTTGCTACTATATCCCATTCTTCTTTAACTTTAGCATATTCAGTTAACATAGCTGATTTAGCTAGTTCTGCATTACCTAAATTTAAAGTAATATTATTAAGTTTTTGTTGAGTTTCAACTAAACCCTGTAATTCTTCTGCTGTAAGTTTCTTTACTTCAACAGCTTCTTCTTTTGGTAATTTTGTTTTTGCCATTTTAATTTGATTTTAATTTGATTTTAAAATTGTTTCACAAATATATAACTTATTTATTATTTCCAGAAAGTTTTATCAATTATTTTACTTCCACTTAGATTTTGAACAATTAAAACTTTCATTGACTCCAAGTGTTTATCTGAAACTTTACTTATAATGTAATCTAAAATCTCTTGTTTTGATAGACTTCTGTAATCACTTGTTTCTACTTTATTAAGAGAACCTTGATCTATGGATATTACAATTGTGCCAGCTAGTGAATATTTTTGATCAGCTAGTGTACCAATAAATTCATAGGTTATTTGACTGATAACATTAGTAAGATTATTAACCTCAATGTTTTCAATATCCCAATTATATTTAATTTTAATAATTGGCTTTTCTACAAAAACAGGTTTAACAATTTTAACTGTTTTAACTTTTTCAACAATAGGTTTTGTTTTAACAGGTTTTTTAATTGCAACTTTTTTAACAGTTTCTTTTTTTGCTATTGGTTTATTAATTAATTTTTTCATATTTATGATTTCTAAAAAGTTTTGGTAATTATTTTACTTATACTTAAATTTTGCTTTGTAACAATACTGAATATGAGTTATTACACCATTAAATACTCTTCCAGCAGCAAATGCTGGTCCTTCAAAAGCATTAAAACCTTTATAATATTTCCAACCTGCTAATATAGTCCCAGCAGGATCCTTATAAACGGTATCACCTATAGCAGGAATACCGCCAACTCCATTATGATAAAGAAGATCAGCAGTTTGTAGATTGCATAAGTTTTCAAAAAATTTACTTGAAGAAGGTGTTACCGTAAATTCAGTTAAAACAGTACCAGCACTATAACCATAAAATTCACTAACAGCATCTGGTGTTGAAAAACCCGCCTGCTCAGACATGCTGTTTAATGAAAAAGGTGGGGACACACCTAATTCTCCAGCTATATCATTAAATCTTATTTGACCAGTGGTTTGTAAAGGCATATTATTATACTATAGGTTCAACAATTTCTTCAGGTGCCCAAGGCATTTTAACTTCTTTTACAATTTTAAGATCAATTTGTTTTTGAATTTGACCATTAACATGTTCTTCATAGTCATTAACAACAACACCTTGAATCCATGATAATACTGTTTCCTCTGTTAAACTTGATAAAGGAACAAATGTATCAGGGTTTACAGTGGCTAATGCAAAAGGTGTGGCTCCGGTAAACGTACCTTCATTTCCATTTTCATCTGTTCCTGTTTTAGTCCAATACGTTTGAACAATAGCATCTGCTACATCTGCAGTATCTGCTGTTTTAATGTTTGTAATTTTCCAAGTGTATTCCATTTTGTTTGTTATTTGGTTATTAATTTGTTTACTAATTCTTTTAATTCTTCAATTTGTTTTTGTTGTTCTTTTACTGCTTCGAATAATACAGCTACTGCGTTTTGGTATTTTACAGCTTTAGTGTTATCTTCATTTGTAACTACTAACTCTGGAAACTCTACTTCTAATTCTTGTGCTATAAATCCTATATTATTTTTTTCTCCACTGTCAATTCTATCATATAGTACACCTCTTGATTTATTAACTCTGTCTAATACATTTTCAATTGGTCTTATATTTTCTTTTACTGATTGATCTGAGTATGCTACAATGTCATAGTCTGCGTAAATTGAGACATTGCTGACTTGCTGTGTTATTCTTAGTGGATGAGATGCTGTATTACTTGAGCCAATTGTAACTCTAGATGTAGAAGACACATTGTCTATATTCATAGATACTGTTGCTCTAGGTCTAAATTGTATAGCACCATTTGTAGTATTCTGGTTAAGTATATCCAGATAACCAGATGAAAACATATTAATACTGCCACCATATGCACCTGAAGTCATACTAAGCCCTGCTATTGCTTGAGCTCCTGTATTAGTATTTGTTACAGCTATGCCACTTTGATAAGTTGCGTCATTAAGACTTATACTAAGTCTATTTAGAACACTTGTACTAGCTGGATCTACATAAAAGCCAGTACTGTTTGAATCATAAAATATGGGGGCTCTAAAATCACCTACTGCTTCTGAATATGTCCCGCTTAATAAAACTCTTCCTAACGTATTTCTAACAGTAAAATCAGTATTGCTATTTAATCCGAATCCTACCTAGCCTGTTTCTACCCCACTAAGATTTACATAAGATATATACCCTGTTTGGGATGCCCCTGACCCATTCGGGTCTTGTAATATTAACACAGGGTTATTAGACAGTACTTGTATTGACGTACCTAAAACAGTGTTGAAATTAGATAGGTAAGCCGGATTTACGTAATAACCAGTGTTGTCAGAATCATAAAATATAGGAGCTCTGAATGAATCTGAAGAATACCCTATTCCGTTTACATCTAGTTTATATCCTGGACTTGTTGTTCCTATTCCTACGTTGCCTGTGTTGAGAATTGTCATATGAATACTTGCTTGTATACCTAAGTCCAGCCTTGTTTGAGCTCTTATTCCTAAGCTAGTTGCAATATTATTTGGAGAAACCCATAAATGATGACCTGACCCTATGTACCCAATATTACTACCATT